TCCCTTCCCGAGACCATCCCGAGACCATCCCGAGGCCTGCCAAGACTACAATACGAACGTCCGATGAATCACAACCCAGACGAATACTACAATCGGTCCGAGGTCTCCAACTCCGACCTCACCGAGCTCAAACAGATCCTCCATCCGCGCATGCAGTTCGGAGACAAGCAGCAGGCGTTCCGCTTCGGCACGCTCGTCGATGCGATCATCACCGAGCCCGACCGCGTCAACTACTATCAGCTGACCGTTGATGATGTTCAGTACACCGAAGACGAGTTCCATCATGCCAAGCAGATGCACCACGCACTACTGGCAGAAGCCCGGCGCGACCCCTTCCTCGCCAAGGTGCTCGCATGTGCCGAGACCCAGCGCTTCATGGTCAACCGCCAGCAGCCTATCGACTACGGAGGCTTCACATTCCACCTCGACACGCGCTGCAAGTGGGACTGGTTCATACCCGTCGCCAACTTCGGAGGCGACCTCAAGACCACCTTCGCCTCCACGCAGAAGGAGTTCGAGGAGGCTCTCGACTTCTTCGACTGGGACCGATCGCGCGCATGGTACATGGATATTGCCCACTCCGATCGCGACTTCATCTATGCCATCAGCAAGAAGAACAACCGCGTCTTCAAGAAGTTCATCCATCGCTCAGACCCCGTCTATGCCCGTGGACGGGAGAAGTACGAGGAGCTCGCCTTCCAGTACTGGTGCCTGGCCCTGGCGGGAGATATATTAACGAACAATAATCAATAATCAAAAAAGCAGAAAAATGAAAACTGATTGCACCCATCACAGAATAGCCAAGTGTGACCGCCCTAAGATGTGCGTCCTCTATCTCGGAGAGGTCTCCGACCAAGTATGTGCCCGCTGCCAGGCTTACGTCTATGATAGCAGGACAAGATGATCTATGAGTTCAACGGAAGGCTGAGATACCAGCCGTCAAAGCTACAAAGACATGCACAATCTGCCCGCACACCACCTTCGCGTAGAGCCCTACCCGTACCAGTTGGAAGGCATAAGGTTCGGCCTCGAAAAAAGAAGGCTTTTCATAGGCGACGAGCCAGGGCTCGGAAAAACGCTCCAGGCCATTGGTATCGTAGATACTGCCGCCGCCTATCCCGCCCTCGTCATCTGTCCCTCTTCGCTAAAAATCAACTGGCAGCGAGAGTTCGAGCGCTTCACAGACAAGCACGCGCTCGTCCTCGACAACGCTACGCGCACCACGTGGCCCTACCTCCTGCAAATGGGCATGCACCAGGTGGCCATCGTCAACTATGAGTCGCTGCGCAAGTACTTCGTCTGGGACATCAAGGGAGGAGGCAAGAGCTTCCGGCTGAAAGACGTGGTCTTCTGTCCGCAGATACGCATGTTTCGCTCCGTCATCATCGACGAGTCCCACCGCGTCAAGGACCCGACGGCTCAGCAGACCATCTTCACCAAGGGGATCAGTGCCGGCAAGAAGTGGGTCGTCCTGCTCTCGGGCACGCCCGTCGTCAACCGTCCCGAAGACCTCGTGGCCCAGCTCTCCATCATGGGGCGCCTCAACGAGTTCGGAGGCAAGGCCCTGTTTCTCGCCAACTATGGCGAGGGCGAAAACCTCGACCGCCTCAGCCACGACCTCTACGCCCGCTGCATGATCCGCCGCGAAAAGGCCAAGGTGCTCACCCAGCTGCCGGCCAAGACGCGCTGCGACCTCTACGTCGATATTAGCAACCGCGACGAGTACGACCTCGCCGCCAGCGACCTCGCCGAGTACCTGCGCGCCTACAAGGAGTGTACCGACCACGAGATAATGCGCAAGATGCGCATGGAGGCCCTCGTGCGCTTCATGACGCTGCGCTCCCTGTCCGCAAAAGGCAAGGTCAAGCAGGCCATCGACTTCACGCGCACCTTCCTCGCCTCGGGCAAGCAGCTCATCCTCTTCTGCTCGCTCCACGAGATAGTCGATGAGTTGCGCAAGGCCTTTCCCAAGGCTGTCAGCGTCACCGGGCGCGACTCCATGGTCTCCAAGCAGGCCGCGGTCGATAGCTTCCAGGCGGGACACGCCAGCCTCATCATCTGCTCCATCAAGGCGGCAGGAGTGGGGCTCACGCTCACGGCCTCGTCCAATGTGGCCTTCATAGAGCTGCCATGGACCTACGCCGACTGCTGCCAGTGTGAGGACCGGGCCCACCGCATCGGCCAGAAGGACAACGTCACGTGCTACTACCTCCTGGGGCGCAACACCATCGACACCGTCCTCTACCGTATCATCCACCGCAAGAAGTCCATAGCCAACGAGATCATGGCCTCCTCCGACGACATACCGCAGGACACCCAGTATTTCGACGAGCTCATGGAGGCATTCTTCCACCCCACATTGTTTCAAGAACAAGAACAATCAAAAAAGCAAGAACAATGAAAGTAATCAATCCACGTCCTATATCACCCAAAGGATCATACGTCGATTCAAAAGGCAAGCGCCGCATCCGTCTCGCCATCGACATCATGGTCAACCACGGTCAGCGCTTCTTCGACACCTTCCGCTATGCGGCGCCCGTCGTCTTCGACATCACGCTCGGCAAGTACGCCATCCGCCTCGACCACGTGAAGCGTGACCTCATGCGCCAGTACGAGTCCCTGCGACATAGGAGCGACGTCGTCATCTGCATAGCAGACGCCAAGCCGATGCCACCGCCTCCATCCTTCCGATAGTATAAACAGTAATCAAAAAAAATATTTATAGTTATGACAAAGATTAAATATTCACTCTTTGAGTGTACCGTCCGCTACAACAAGTCTGTCGCTAATGCCGCTCCAAAGAAGGTCACGGAGCAGTATATCGTCGATGCCACGCTCTGCTCTGAGGTGGAGAATAGAGTCACCATGTCCCTTGCCGACGACGTCGTCAGCGACTTCGAGTGCATCGCCATCAAGCGCCTCAACGTCTCCGATGTCTTCCAAGACCCGAATGTTGAAGAAGGCAAGTTTTTCAAGGCAAAGGTCATCTATCACGTCGTCACGGATAGCGGATCCCTAAAGGAGGTCCCCAACTACTTCATCGTCGAGGCCGATGACATCGGGCAGGCGCGGCGCGTTCTCATAGAGGGTCTGGCCAACGAGCCCTTCGATTATCACATCGACGCCATCACGGCCACCAAGTATCTCTTCTTCTACGATTGCTGACGCCATGGGTCGATCGCTTCAACAGATGATAGAGATAGCCCAGCGTGGCGTGAAGCAGCGACGCAGGCCCACCGAGCGGGAGCACCTCTCCCAGGTGGCCTGTGTCAGCTGGTTCCGCCTGCAGTACCCGAAGCTCTCCAGGCTTCTCTTCGCCGTGCCCAATGGTGGCAAGCGCGACCATATCACGGCGGGCAAGCTCAAGGCCGAGGGAGCCGTCGCGGGCGTGGCCGACCTGCTGCTGCTCGTGCCCTCCGCCACCTATCACGGTCTCGCCATAGAGATGAAGACCATCGAGGGTGCGCAGCGCGAGGCGCAGAAGCTATGGCAGCAGGCCGTCGAGGCCCAGGGCTACAAGTATGTCGTCTGCCGGTCTCTCGATAGTTTCATGGAGATCGTCAAGTCTTACCTCAATTCTTAAAGCCTCATCCCTATGTCCTGTTTCTCACACGATAGCAACGCCCGCAACGACGCACGACTGCTCCGCCTCCGCATGGAGCACGGCCCAGCGGGCTACGGCATCTACTGCATGCTTCTGGAGATGCTTGCCGAGCGAGCGGCTCTCACCACCGACTACGCCGCCATCGCCTTCGACCTCCATGTCGATGCCGGCCTCGTCCGTTCCGTCGTGGAGGACTACGGCCTCTTCGAGATCGACGGCGCCACGTTCTTCTCGGCACCCATTCGTCAGCAGGTCGAGCACCAGGAGACGGTCAGGCGCAAGCGAAGCGAGGCGGGCCGACGGGGTGGAAGGCCCAGGGCGTCAGCCGCGTTTCGCCCGGCAGGCGGGGCCGTCGCCGATTTCCTCGGGCCGTTCCAGCAGGAGAATCTATGCATGCGCTTCCATCTCTCACCCTCGGATCTCGCCGCGCGCTATGACAACTTCGTGCTCGAGTGCAACGGGCGCAACATAGAGCACCCGCACAAGCAGGATGCCATCGATCATTTCACCAACTGGCTTCGCAAAGTGAGCGAGGCCGAAAAGCAAAGCAAGAATGAACAAGCAGAAAGAACAAGAATGGAAAATCGACGTCGGGGGGTTCAAGCAGATCCTGCTCCGGCGGAAGGCTACGGTGGAGCGTTTTAGGTTTCCATGGACCTACGAGCAGTCCGTCAACGCCATCATGGCCGCCTATCAGGCCAACGTGGAGCTTCGCCATCGGACCTTCGTCAACGACGAGGCCACCGCGCGCCATATCGCCGACGCTGCCCGCTGGCTCACGGCCTCCCGGCCAAAGTTCGGCATGATGCTCTGTGGCCGCTGCGGCAATGGCAAGACCACCCTTGCCATGGCCATCCGCGACCTCGTGGCCTACATCTGCCGCGACCGTAACGACGATGGCAGAAATGGGGTGCGACAGGTCAAGGCGCTGGACATCTGTGTCGCTGCCAAGAACAATCCCCTCTACTTCGGTGGCCTCTGCTCCGTTCCGATGCTTGCCATCGACGACCTCGGCACGGAGCCTGCGGAAGTCCTCTCTTATGGCAACGTTCTCAGTCCCGTCATAGACCTTCTGTCTCGGCGCTACGACGACCAGCTCTTCACTATCGTCACCACCAACCTCACGCCCAAGCAGATCCGCGAGCACTACGGCGAGCGGATGGCCGACCGCTTCAACGAGATGTTCGAGCGCATCATCTTCGACAACCCGACCTACCGACAGTCATAATCAATCTCAAAAACAATATGATCAAGGATATTCGATACGGAGGCCTCACCGCCTCTCCTTCCGACTACGAGTCGCCAGACGGCGACCTCGACATGGCCATCAACCTCATTCCAAAGGATGGGGCGCTGCGGCCCGTACGTGCGCCGAAGGTCGTTGGTTCTCTCCAGCAGGGGGAGCGCCTGCTCTTCGTCCACACCATCAACGACAACACCCGCCACCTCATCATACGCAAGGACGCTACGCTCTACTACGCCACCGCCGCCGATGCCGAACGCACGCCCATCGCCGACTACGCCGCCGACGTCTCCTGCGCTGCTACGGGCAACGTCCTCTGCGTCTTCGGTCCGTCCGTCTTCGACCACTACGTCTTTCTGCGTGGCAAGTACCGCCCATTCAGCACCGACGACTACTCCGTCACCATCCTCTTTGGCCTCGACGCCTCCATGCGCACCCAGTCCAAGGTCATACCCCGTGTCATCAAGGACGCTGCCGGAGCTTCCGTGGCCACATGGCAGAACGTCACCCGCCACGACTTCTCCTACAAGGACCTGGGCTTCCACTTCCCGTGCAGCCTCAGCAAGGGAGAGACCTATCGTATCAAGGTAGTCAAGAAGACGGCCACCTCGTCCATGTATTTCCGCGTCACGCTCTACGACGCGGACGGCAATGCCAAGGGATACAATGCAGGACTCGTCGGTGGCGATTTCCAGGTCACGCCTCAGTATGACGTCACGAATATCTACGTCTTGTTCCAGTCGGGCAAGCAGAGTGGTCCCACGTGGACGGCGAAATTCGACGGCACGGTCGTTATCGACAAGCGGCAGGAGGTCATACAGCAGGAGGGTACGTATCTCTACAATGCCACCAGCCAGACCAACGAGCAGCTTCTCGCCGTCGCCAACACCATCCTCTCCTCCTCGCGTGACGCCAATCGTTTCGCGCTGCCTTTCTTCGTCCGCTACGGCTTCCGAATGATCACGGGCGACATCATCACCGTCTCGCCACCCATCCTCATGGAGCCTACCACGGGCGTCACGCCGCTCGTGGAGCTGAGCGACATCAAGTCCTCGGGCGACCTCTACTATGATGCCACTGTCACGGCCAAGGCCTACGACGCCCAGCTCATGTACCGCGTCAAGGACGTGGAGAAGATGCGCAGGCTCATGCAGATGGAGGATCTCGTCGATACGCTCGTCATCGCCGTCTCCGATCCGGTCTATCTCTACAAGCAGGGGGCCACCGACGAGGAGTGTGCTCAGGGGGTCTATGTCACCACGGGGCTGACGCCCGACAACAAGTCCTACGCCATCGACGGCGTCAAGAATGTGGCCGACCAGGCGGGTACGTATCTTGCGCTGCCCCATTTCGACAACTACGAGGAGCGCCTCACCGCCGCCTCTGCCTTCAAGATCATCAAGGAGATCAAGCGGGACGAGATCCTCGTGGGTGGCAATTTCGCGCCCGTGCCTCTGGATGATCAAGTTCTGCAGGGCCTGGCGGGCAACACATCCCTGCTTCCTGACAACACAGAGAATCTGTCCTCCTACGCCTCCTCCTATGTCATGGCCTACAATCAGCGGGAACACTGGGCGGGAGTGGTCGAGAGCCTGTTTCCGGGCTTCCATCCCGACGCCATGTGTGGCTTCGTTGACGAGCATACCGAGACCGAGACCAACTATCGCGTGGGCATAGAGCAGCGGGAGAGCGAAGCCCTGCAGTATGCCGTCTTCGGCAAGACCTCCACCGCCTCGGCCAACAAGCGCTGGTTCTTCCATCCCAATGCCAAGGCTGTCGAGCTCGCCGTCTTCGAGACGGGCGTGAAGCGTTTCTACAAGTTGCAGGCGCATCCTTTCCTCAAGGGGGCGTATTACTTTGGCGATGCGGCCAGCGCTGTCATCGACAACGAGGGAGGCCTTTCTCTGCCTCGCGCGGTCATCACCCAGTCCCGGCCAAACATGCTCTACGTCTCCATGCAGGGCAATCCCATCATGGTCGAGCAGCGGATCAGGGTAGGCGACGGAGACCTCTATGCCGCTGCGGCCAACACGCGTCCCATCTCCAGGGGGCAGTTCGGACAGTCGCCGCTCTATCTCTTTGCCTCGGATGGCGTGTGGGCGGTAGAGGTGGCGTCGGATGGAAGATATGCAGTCAGGCAACCCGTCTCCCGGGACGTCTGTATCAATATACAGAGCATCACGCCTATCGACGACGCCGTCTTGTTTGCAACCGAGAGGGGTATCATGGCGCTCTCGGGATCGGATACGCGCTGCATATCAGATCCTATCAATGCCGAAGATCCATTTTCCATAACCTCGCTGGGGGTCATGCCGCCCAATATCGCCGAATACTTGGGCGGTGCCACCAACGGAGCAATGTTGACTGGTGTAGGGTCGCTGCACGTCTTCCTCCACTCCTGCCGCATCATCTACGACTATCTCCACCAGCTCCTCGTCGTCTTCAATCCCGCCTATGCCTATGCCTACGTCTATTCGCTGGAGGAGAAGAAGTGGACGACGAGACTTTCTGACATCGACTATGCCGTGGCCTCCTATCCAGAAGCCTTGGCGGTTGATGCCTCGTCGGCCATCGTCAACTTCTCCGCACCGAGCACGGACGATGTGGCCAAGGGCGTCATCGTCACGCGACCCATCAAACTCGATGATCCCGACGTGCTCAAAACCATCACCGCCGTCATGCAGCGGGGAAGGATCCGGATGGGAAGCGTCAAGACCATACTCTATGGGTCCATAGACCTGTTTTCCTGGGTGCGTGTCTATTCTTCCCAGGATCACTATCTGCGCGGACTTCGGGGCACGCCATACAAGTACTTCCGCTTCGTCCTCCTGTGCGACATGCAGCCCGATGAGTCAATCCACGGAGCCACCGTTCAGTACGAGGCGAGGCGCACCAACCGATTGAGATAAGAATGAATAATATCAAAATAACATAAAGACTTATCAGTATGAAAAAGTACGTTATAAAAAATAATGATAGGAGTGAGCAGAGCGTAATGAAAGCCGTCCATGTTTCACGCAAAATGGCAGGGCAAACGTTGTGGAACTATCTTTGTGAGCATAACATCGATGCCGCTTTGGATATTGATGATATAGATTGGGTATCACCGTTTGATTTCATCATTGAAGAAGTGGAATGTGAGGAAGTTAACGAAACTATCAAGAACTTAGAGAGCGCAAGAAAATCACTTGGGCTTAGACCGCTAAAGGGAATCAGTGAGGTAAGAACGGTATTTGCCTTCCCTGATAAAATTCCCGAGGACATCTTGATATTCTTAAACGAATTTAATCCGCACCATCTTAATGCGTTGATAGCCTTGAACAAGTTGTTCACCATCGCACAGGCATGGAACAAGGAAGATGGATTTGTACCCGATTTCTCGGATTGGGAACAAGACAAGTGGTATCCGTGGTTCAAATATGACAAGGATGCTGCGGGGTTCGTGTTTGAGGCTACGGATAACCCGCCTGCGGATGTGGATATGTATTTCGGTTCTCGGCTTTGCTTCAAATCGTCCGAGCGTGCAGAACAATTTGGCAAGCAATTCGTGGACCTTTACAACAAGGTTTTTTTGTAAAAATGAAGAAAGAAATTCGCATCAAGGTCTATAACAAGTACGACGGCCATTGCGCCTACTGTGGCAAGCCCATTAAGTACGAAGAAATGCAGGTTGACCACCTCGTTGCAAAGAACCGTGGCGGATATGCCCGCTATGATGAAAAGACTGGCAAGAGTAGCGTGGTTCATGGCGAGGATGCCCTTCCAAACTACATGCCCGCATGCAGGGCGTGCAATTTCAGAAAGGGCACAATGAGGCTCGAAGAGTTTAGGGCCGCAATCAAGCAGCAGGCCGAGGGGTTGATGAACGGTGCAGCAAAGTTCCAAATGCGGATGTCGCTGGCCTATGGCCTTGTAGAGGAACACTTCGACAATCCCGTAGTGTTCTATTTTGAGAAGTTACAAGACAAGTTATGACAAATTCAGAATATATCAGACTGACGGCACAGATTGCCGTCCTGAAAGAGGTGGCCATCGATTACGGTGGTCAGACGATTGACAACATTATCAATCAAATTGAAGCAAGAGTTGCGAGTAAGTAATTAACAAAGTCTCTCGATGCAGCAAGCACGGTACGATGTTGAGCCGTTTTAGACTGGTTGGCATTTGCTGTAGCCGTAAAATTTCAATAACTGCTTAGACAATTCAGCACAGGTTTCAAGTCTTGATTTATTAGGCAAGACTAATCATCAAGGCAAGGAGCGTCCGCAATGACGCTGTTAAACTACGGGTGAAAACCCCGACAAAACACCAGTTTGCCGTGCTTGTCTGTATTGGAGATTAGAAAGTAAAATCAAAATAAAAAAATGGAAACGAAAAAAAATGTGGAAATGAAACAGTACACTGGTACGAAAACAATCAAGGCAAATCCCATGAAGATGGGTGAAGCGTATGTGAGAGGATTGTTGCAGAGAGACAAAGTACTAACTCGCGAAGAAGCGACTATAGATGGTTATCTCGTAGAGTACGAAGACGGGTATCAGTCTTGGAGTCCAGCAGACGTATTCGATCGCACATACAAGCCTTCCGAGACTTTCCTCGATCGCCTACGCATCGAGCGAGATGAATTGGCTTCAAGATATGATTCCTTACAAGAATTCCTCAGAGGTGGAGTACCAGGTAGTGTTTTTCAAATGGTAGGACAGTATCAGTTCGAAAAGCTTGTAGAGCAAAGAGCTCACATGCTTTCTTATATTAAAGTTCTTGATGCTCGCATAATGGATATTGAACGAGGTCCTAAACGTTAGCAATAATAACAACGGACGGCGGGTATTGCGCCCGCTGCCACAAACAGTAAAGACATGGATATTCTGAAAATTGACAAAGAGAAGGCGATTAACGCCTACCAGCAGGGAAGCAAAGAGCAAAAGAAAGTTCTTGAGCGATTGTTTGGCGTGGAAACGTTCGAGACGAAGAGCGTAATGGATAGAATCAAGACGTTTGACGATGCCTTGAAAGAGCTCAATTCGTTTCGTCCTTTAGTGAAAGAGTACAAGGCCCTTTGTAAGGCAGACGTTACAGAAAACATGATAGCGTATTCAATGTTGTGCATTGTTACGGCGGCACTTAATGAGGGCTGGACTCCACAGTTTGTAAAAGGAGAGTGTCGATATTTTCCGTATTTTTACCTTTATTCCAAGGAAGATATTGAAAGAATGACGGAAGAACAAAAGTCCTGTTTGGAATTTCGGTCGTTCAGTAGCGCGTATGCGTATGGTGGTGTGTCGGGTTGCTGTTCGGGTTACGGTTCCGCGTACGTCAATGCGAGCATCTCGTCTCGGTTTGCCTTCAAGACAAGAGAACTCGCTGAGTATGCAGGAAAGCAGTTTATCGACTTGTATGCGGATTATCTACTGGGATACTAATAATACAAAACCCCTCACCCGATTCTTTGGGTGAGGGGAAAACAACCAAACGAAACACACTAAAAAGGAGTTTGAGTCCGCCGTACACGAACCGTTCGGAAGTGTACGGCCTTTTTCATGGCATCAAGTCCTTCCTCTGCTTTTTCTCTCCATAATGCAGCCTTCTCGGGGCGAGTGATGCTCATCCAGTCGGCAACCACGCGGCACACCATGTATTCATGCACCAGCCTCACAAGCAGCGTCACCGTTGTCTGACTATACGCGTCTGGCACCAGCAGGCTGATCTCGTAGTCATTGGGCAATTCCTTCTCTGGAAGCTCGACGGACTTCACCGCGTTGCCATTCTCGTCATAAACCACGCTCGGCAGATCGTCCACCTCTGTCTTGATGCCCACATCCTGCTTCGTATAGGGAAACAAAGCCTCCACACATTCCGCATGGGCAAGGTCGAGCACCTTCGTTACGCGGTCTATGTTGCCAGCCTCACCGATGTCCTGCGTCTGATGGCGGGAGCAGGTACCGTCCTCTTGCGCCACCTCGCCCTCCACGTAGCAGTAGTTCTTGATGTCGTAAAGCAGCTCGTCACGTCGGAACACCATGCGCACCGTCTTCCGCCTGGGCTGCAAATTCGTGCTGATATACCGGTTCTCCGCCATGATTTCCTCACACCTTGGTGCGCACCGGGCGGCTGCGCTTGTTCACCGCCTCACGAAGTTGCTCCAGGTTAGCGCCAGCCAGCTGAATGTAGTCGCCGGCGTCAGCCTTGTTCGTGATGGTGAACCAGTCGCCGATAGCACTGTTCACGATATACTGGTGCAGCGCGGAGCTGATGGTTTCGTTGGCCGCATTGTTGTAGTTGCCCGGCATGTTCAGCGACACAGTGAGATTGTCGCTGGCCTCCAGCAGCTTGTCGCTGGCGCTCGTACCTTCCTCGTTGATAAACTCGCTGAGCTTCGTTTTCAGCGTCGAGAAGGCGTTGCCGATAGACCGCAGAATCTGGTCAGCGTTCTCGTCGTCATCGTTGGCCTGCATGTTGGCCACCTCCTCATGATTCGATCCCGTCTTCCGGCTGCGTCCCGTGAGGTAGGTCTTGTTCTGTACGTCGTAAACGAGTTCCGACATGTACAGAGTGATTGCTATTACTTTTTTTGCCATCTTTCTTGTTGTTTGATAAGTGTTAGAACAGTCTCAGACCGAAGGTCACGCCCACATGGGGCGTCAAGCCACCCGTTCCCATGCCACCGCCGATGCCCACCACGCATCCCCACTTTCTCCGCTTCCTCTTTGCATAGATCGTCTGCGTCACCACGTCGGTCCGATGCAGAAGGTGGATGCTGTCGATGCGTGCCTCGTAGCCGCTTATCCAAGCCGTGTATCCGTCGCCGTCATAGCGCTTCTGTGTGATGGGCACGACTACTTCGACGCTATCTCCACGGGCTGCACACGGGCTGCTGCCGATAGTGTCCGATCCTATCGGCGGGGGCTCGTCTTTGCGCATGGGGAGGTCTGAGCGGGTGTGATGGTAGTTCACCGTCGGCAGCCAGCGGGTCACGTATCGCACCACCACGCTGTCCTCTGCCTTCGGCATGGACACATACACCGTGTCCAGTCGGGTCACGGTGTCGCGCGCTTCCGTCGTCTCTCCATCACGGCCATGCCAGTAGTAGATCATGTTGCCCACGATCACCACGAATGACAGTATCGACAACAGGATGATAAACAGCACTTCGAATCGTTTGCTCATGTCGCCTCTATTCGTTGATGAAATTCAGAATGCCCTCCTTGTGCAGGCCGACGATGGCGCGCTTGCCGGCGTCGCTCAGCAGAAAGTCCACGTCGCTGCGGTTGTCCATAAACAGGTTCTCGGTCAGAACGGCGGCGCAGGCCGTGTGTTTCAGCACGTAGAAGTCTGCCTCCATGTCTCGGTCGCCGTCGCTCAGGTCGATGCGGAGGGGACGTTGCAGCTGGCCGTAGCTGCCCTGTTTCTTGCCAGCCTCCATCAGCCGTGCGTAGCCACGCAGGTTGTCCTCTGCCGCCTTGTAGAGACAGTCTGCCAGCAGGTCGGCGGTGGTCTGTCCGCGTGAGGTGTACGCACACCAGCCGCCAGCCTGCTTCCACGCGCCGTCGCCTCCAGCGGCATTCACATGGATGGAGACGTACAAGCAGTTCTCCTTGCCATACTTCTTGCACAGGTCGTTCACGATGGCGCACCGCGTTCTCAGTTCTTCCGTCTGAGGCGTGGGTACGCGGTCTGATGGAAGGTCCACATAGACAGTGCAGCCAGCCGCTTCCAGCTCGCTTTTCAGACGGGCCACAATCTCTCGGCTGAAGCGATACTCCTCCAGTCGCTTGTCGGGGCTACGCTTGCCGCCGACGTTCTCGCCGTGGGCCGTGCCCAGGATGATCATCTTCTTCATGCTCATTATTTTTAGTCTTTAGGAGCCACTCTGCGCGGCTTCTTGCGATAGTATATCTTGCTTCTCACGTCGTCGAGGGCTCGCTGGGCGTCGTGCTCGTAGCTTTCTGCGTCGCCCTTGTTGCAGAAATGATACCACTTGGCTACGATCACCGCCACAAAGTAGGAGAACAGAGAGGTCTCGATGCTGCCGTTGAGCGATTCGTCGTAGCTGCTGCTCAACTCCAGCCTCACCACGTAGTTCTTATCCAGTTCCACACCGTGGCTCATGGGTTGGTCGCTCACCGTCACGATAAACTGTTTCAGCAGCTCCGTGGCACCGTTGCAGGCTTCCACCCAGAAGCGTTCCAGCATCTCCCGGTCTTCGTCCGTGGCGAAGATGCGGGAGTAGGCTTCCTTGTCGTCCTGCATCTTCGACCCGGTATATGCCGTGGTCTTGGCCACCTCGGTATATACGTTGGCTTTGTTTACGCTCAGTTCTATTTCCTTCATGCTGCAAATTTAAGCATCATCTGTCGCTCGTTGGCGTTATTTCTTTTGGCTTAGATATTCAGCGATAGCCTCGGCCATCTCCTTCGGGTCGCTGCGATGGGCGGCGATGGCTTTGGCAAGCTCGCCCACGGCCTTCATCTCGCGACTCTCCTTGGCGTTGGCTGGCTCCATGATGCTGCGGATCTCTATCGTGGCCACGAAGAGTACGGCCAGCAGCGTAAACAGAGGGAAAGTGTAGAGCGTCCATGAGTTGTAGATATGCAGAAAGACGAAGCCGGAGATCTGCACACAGTCCAGCACGAGCATGGCGAGGATAGCGTTGTAGTAGCGCGAGAGCTTTTGTATCGTCCGCTGCATCTTGTCGCTGCGGATGCGGTCTCCGCGGGCGTGTGCCTTGCGGATGCCGGCCCAAAAGTCAAGACCGATAAACAACAAGGGGGTCATCAGTAGGCCGACCACCAGGAATAACACTACGATCAGTTGTTCTGTCAGGGTATGGTTCATTGTTCTATAGATTTTAGATATTGAAAGATGACGTTTCCATCACCCCATCGAGCCACGCTGCTGCGCCGTGCTTGCGCACCCTTCGCCTCATCTGCTCGACGGGTTTATATTGTTTCTTGAGTGCGAATGCCTCATAGTGCCCTCGGACGTACAAGTACCGAAACCAGCCTTTGTCGATCTTCTTCACGGCTTTCCGACGCACGCCGTAGGAGTTGTGGTGGCGCATCATGCCGAAAAAGGAGTTGAGCGACTGCACGAAGTGCTCGGCGTTCTCCTTGCCCTTGCCAGCCTCCAGCAGTCGGTTATACTTGCGGATGGTGTCGGTCAGATGGCCGCGCGTCCTGTTGCTGATGTACGTCCTGCCAGGAAGTATCATCGCCCCCACAAACAACACGCCCTTCGTGTAGTGCTGGAAGTACTTCTTCATCGGGTGAAGTTGTATCAGCAGCTTCTCCCGCAGGAAAGCATCTATCTTCTTGTCGGCGGACGCCAGCAATTTGCGGTCCCGCGACATGATGACAAAATCATCAACAAACCTTGTGTAGTGCTTGAAGCCAAGAATGTGCATCACGAACCAGTCCATAACAGCAGCGTAGAAGTTGGCTTCAAGCTGCGAGGTGAAGCGACCAATTTGCAGACTCTTCCCCTTGGGAGCGTAGAAAGAGCTCTTGTTCTTCGGCAGTGCCTCCCACAGTTCGGGTGCCGACAACTTGCGGCAATTGTTGATAGGATTGTCGTACAGGGTAATCCTCGCAAGGTAGATGAGGCATTCCAGGTCGTCGCCTTGATAGTTGGCTCTGATGAACGGCTCCAGCAGCGACCACAAGATGTCTCGGTCTATGCTCATGAAGAAAGACTTGATGTCTCCCTTGTATATCCAGCAGTCCTTGGTGTAGCCCTCGGAAACGTCGTACATCATCTGCTTCACGCGTTTCTGTGCCACAAACTGCCCATAGCCTTTACGGCAGTTCATCGACACATTGCCCATCTGTTCAAACATGGATTCAAACAATGGATTGATGCGAAGGCAGATGTAGTGGTGAACCACTCGGTCAACGAAGGCTGCGGCAAAGACCTCACGGAGCACGGGGTATTCGACGATGAACACCGTGGCCTTCGATGGCTTGTATCGCCCGTGTATGATGCTCTGCCACAACTCCACGAGGCTTTCCTCCTTGTGAAGGTGGAACCGCTGGTAGCTGTTGGTACTTTTCTTGCTGGTCTCGCAATCATAGTAAGCGAGCACTATCGGACCGAAGGGTATGTGATAGATTATCTGTTCATTTGCTGCACAAGCCACACAAGGCCGCACCTTGTTGGCGTTGGTCTTGTTGTTGCCGTTGTTGACGTTGCCGCTACCGCCGTTCACGTACCAGACATAGTTCGACGAATACTCGGTAACACTCTCCGCTGCCTTGTTCTTTACCATGCTGAAATCAACCACGGCGGGCAGGCTCGGCATGGTGGGAGAGCCAAATAAATCTAATAATTCCTCACTCGTGACACGGGCTTGCGCGTCACGACTCTGGGTATGCTGCACCTTGCTATCTTCCATATCCATTCGTTGTTTTGGCCGATGCTCTATACCAGCCCTGTGCCTGCCGCGCAATGCTCGTCAGGTCAAGCATCAGTTTGGGCATCTCCTTTTCCCTGGACAATAAGTGCAGGTCATCACATAGCCCGATATACATCATATACACATCCAATTCCTCCAACAACTCGGCAAGATACTCTGCTCTTCTCTGCTTATTCGAGTTGGCGCGTCTTATGAGCGTGAGACTGCGCACGAGTTTGCGAAACATTTGGTTCGCAAACTCATACTTGTAGTCTTTCGGAAATCGTACTTTCCGCTTTTGGAGCCACAATAGCTGCGCACGAATATCTTTGTAAATTTTCAGTTCTTTACTTAACATATCGTATTTTGAAAATGAATGGTGTAAAACATATATCATCCGATAGTGCCGCCTTCCGCTATTGTTCTTTGAGACCAAATGCCTTACGGCATTTTTCAAGTCGGCGGGCGTTGCCCGCCGAAAGAGAAAAGGTCTCAAAGAGACAAAGAGGCAAAGGGACAAAGAGACTAATTTGCTGCACAAGCCACACAAGGCCGCACCTTGCCGGCGTTGGTCTTGTAGGTGCCGTTGACGTCGCCGCTACCGCCGCTCACGTACCAGACATAGCTCGACGAATACTCGGTGCTTGACCAATACCAGCCCGTTGAGAATGCTGAGCCGCTGATGAGCTGCAACATCTTGTCAATCTCGTTGCGATACCTGATCATCAGCAGCATCTGTGCAATGCTTGGCAGGTAGTACTTGCCCGCTGCGGGATCGTCTGATGAGAGTGAATAAGCACGTACGCGTTCAGCGGCTGGGTGTCTTCGGTTGTTGGCCTTGGCGTAGGCCACGATCTTGTCCGTGTTGCCCTCGCCGTCGTAGTCGTCAAAAATGCTTCCGTCGTTGGGGTTGCCGTAGTTCTTCAGTTCGTCGATGTCCCAACCCATTTGCTCGGCCCAGGCGTGATCCGTACCGCCACTGTCGTTGGGCATGTCCTCCTTGCCGACGATCCACTGCTTGCCGTAGGCACGGATGCGGATGCCTATGGTCAGATAGGAGTAGCGGGTATTGGAGGAGAGGTCGTTCCACTCTTGCTCCGTGAAGAACGTCAGTTTCTTCGTGACCTTGTGATACGCCGCCACGCAAAGGTCAAGCAAGCCGCAGGCCCACTTCATGGCGTTGGCGATGTCGGTTCCCGTGGCCGTGTTGATGTCGAGCTCGATGCCCGCCTGTTTCAGTGCGGCAATCTGCTTCTCTTTGTTAATTCTCAGCAAAATGGCTGATTTCTCTGCTTCTGTCATGATCTTCTTTTTTTATGATTACTTATTGGATATTGCCACAACAATAAAGTTTTCAGACTTGTTACTATACCATGTCTCTCCACACAGTGTGTGGACACGCCAAAGCTGTTTTTCCGAATACGACTGGCAGGTGTGAATGTATCCCCAGTTGAAGGTGATGCCACATAGGGCCGTCAGAATGTTCTGCAAGGCAGTGTGGTAGCGGTAGATTTCGTGCGCCTGGTTGATGGTGGGCAGGTTCCACACACTGTTGTCGTCCTGCTCGTCGCCGCCCTCCTTCAAGAATGCCTTGTACTCTCTCACCGCTCTTGCGGCAGGAGCCTCGTAGCCTTCTGCCTGATGGGCGGTGAGGATGGCGGTGGTCAGCTCCTCTGCGTCATAGTCCGCATACACCTTGGGCGCCTCAGTTTGCTGCGTCTTCGTCACCATCAGCGAGGTGTTGCCCCATGTCGTGCTGGCAAATTTGTTTGCCGCCATCACGAACGACTGGTGGCGTGACCGAATGCGGATGCCTCGGACAAGGAATTTTCCCTGCTCCACGGCGGAGAGCTGAGACCATTCGTTGGTCACGGCTGAGGTGATGCCAGCAGCGGGCGTGTTGATGGTTGATGCGTCAAGAATTTTAAAGTAAAACTCTTGGTTGTCCGTCTTGCGGTTCGCGGCCAGGTCAATGCTCAGCAGTCCGCTTCCCCATTGGATATACTCTGGGAAGAGGGTTGCCCGCATCGATACGGTGAGGTCTTTGAATCCAGCCTCGCGCAGAGACTGTACCTGCGCTTCTTTCACGTCGCGCAGTTTCTGCGCCACTTGTGCGTTTGATGCCATTTTTATTATTCTTTTGGTTTCTAAAGTGCCACCCCAGGTACTATCCCGGGGTGGCGTTGATTATGCGGTTTTCGAGAGATACACGAGGTTCCACTGGCCGTACTTCTTCACGATGTCCTCTGCCGTCATGTCGATGAAAGTAGAGATGTCAGTATCGTTGTAGCCGTCGGTACCGCTGGTGCCAAGCTCGCGGGCGGCATACTCGTCGTAGGTCTCGCCGTTGTAGTACATGTACCAATCATTAATAGTGTCTTCCGTTGGATTAGCACCGCCGATGGCTGCATACTCGCCGCCGAGATACCACGAGATGTTGTGGATATAGGCGAGGATGCCCGTGAACAGTGTCAGCTCGTCGATGCCTTGCTCGATGGCGGTCATCTCCGTCTCTTCCAGGATGGCGGTGAGGTTGTACGTGCCGCTGATGACGGGCTTGTCCTGCGTGTTTCCACTCACGTCGATACCACCAACGTCAGCCCGAACGAGGCTGATGAGCTCCTGACCGTCGCCCTCCAGCTTCTGATCGGCCACACGCAGGTTCCACGCTGCCTTTCTCGTGGCCAGCACGTCGGCGATGATCCGTGGCACGTTGAAGTGGGGCGTGTTCTCGATCCTCACGCGCATCACGTCCTTCATCGAGGGGATGCGGAAGCCCGTAGAGGCATTGAGTCCCGTATATGCCAAGTTCGGGATGCTCACGAAGTCCAGCGTCGTCAGCGTCGATGGCACGGACAGGGTGTCAATGCGTGATGACTGGGCAAGGGTGATCGTGCGCAGCTCGCTGCCGTCCGCCTCGACCGTCGTCAGTCGGGGGCACCCCGATGCGTTCAGCGTCTGAATCTTCGTGTTTCTGATGTCTATCTCTTCCAAGAATGGCATCTGTCCAAGATTCAGTGCGGAGAGAATGTCGTCCGTATAGGATGGCTCGTAGCCTTCGCCGCCGATGATGAGCTTCCGGAGCAGCGTGCAGTCGCCGATCATCCAGTTGCTGTTCTTCGGTGTACACCCGCTGAGGTCGAGCGTTCCGAGTTTGTCTGCTCCAAAGATATAGATGAGCTTGCCGCCCACGCCAGTAGCCGCCTCCGTGAAAGTATGGCTCTCGCCAGCTTTCAGATAGCAGGAGTATTTGGCATTGCTGGTACTATCCACGCCCATGCCGAAGTAGCCATCCTGCGCTGCCGTGATACGCACCGTGATACGGCCCATCATACGCGCCTGGAAGAAATGCTTGAACAAGTCTCCAGTCTGATAGTAGCCGTCGCGGTAGGCGAAACGCTTGCGCTGGAAAGCGGGAAGACTGTCGAGGCGGAGTCCGTGAAGGGCAGGGAAATGGTTATCAGCCGCCGTGGCCGTCTCCACATACTTGCGCTGGCCGTCGAAGCTGCTCACCACCTTCGGCCATTTCAGAATGCGGTTCGTCATCCAGTAGCGGTAGCTGCCCGACGCACTGAATATCTCAAGGCCCGTCCGTGTCTTGGAGGAGCGCATGGCTGCTGCCGTGTCGTGGAGGGTGAGCTGGGTTCCAGTACTGTCTATCCATACGCCTTCTCCCTTGTTGAACAGGGCAAACGACTGCTGGAACATCACGCCGTCCCAGCCCTGATACAGGTGGCTATTGCTGCCGTCCATGTCCCACGGGATGGTGAGGTAGCAGTCGTTGTCAGCCCCGTCCACGCTATCGCCGTCATAGCCATGATTGAAGTAGAAACGCATCTTTCCGTCAGTCTCCAAATAGACGGCTTTCATCATGTTCTTGGCGCGCTGGTCCACCGTGGCCTTGTAGTCGGTTACCACGGTGTAGTAGTTCGCGGAATACGGGTTGTAAATCGTATGCATCTCCCGTTGCCATTTCAGCAAGCGGTTGGCCTTGGTTCCTGCTACGGTCTTGCCTTCGAGCGTGATGGTCGTACTTGCGCCAGCACCGTTGAAGACCTTCTCGCTGCCGTCGGGGTTCTTGGCGGCGTTCTCCTCGGCATTGTCGGTGAGGTTCTGGTTGCACTGCTGGCAGAATGACAGCTCCCTGAACAACTGATACGGAACTTTCTTGCCCGAAGCATACAGGGCGTTCAAGTCGTCGTCATCTGGATAGCGCATTTCGTAGTACGTCGTCCATACGGGCACCTCGCCATCGTCCGTGCGAAGCGGCTTCATCATGTCGTCAACACTGTTCACGCCCTGCTGCCAGCAGAACTCCTGATACTGCCTGTACTCGTAGCACTCCACGGGGTTCAGCACCCTGCCAGTGATCACCCACTTGCCCGTGCCGTTGTCGTAGGTCATGCTGCCAGTCGTGTCCTTCCATGCGCCGCCAGTGTACTTGTAGTACTTGCCGTCACTGCTGCGGTACACTGAGGCCCAGTCGTAGTTCTTCACGTCGTCGGAGGCTATCTCGGCACCAGTCTTTTCCACCGCCTTGAAGTCGGCCACGGCATCGGTCTCGGTCATCTGTCCCGTGCCGTCGTTCTCGATGAAGCGCGTCTTCGGGCCGCAATACTCACTGATCATGTAGAGCGTGCCGGGCACGAGCTGGGAGGTGTCTGCAAGCACGGCCCGCTTGTGCGCGTCAATATCCGTACCCTTCGGAGTCACGATTTCCTTGAAGTCACCGTAGTTCACGCAGCCCTTGTTATATCCCGCCACGTCCTCGAATCCAAAGAAGTGAGGGTTGCCCTTGTCCACGTTGAAGTTGGCCTTGCTGTGGAAGTAGGCGTTCTCGGGGAGCGTGGCCGCCTCCGCACCCTTTTCCTGGCCGATACGGTAGTCGGTACGGAACATGGCGCAGGTGATACCGTCAATGCTGGTATGAAGCTCCTCGTTCTTGTCCGTGTTGAAAACCTGGGCGGGGGTCATGTAGTTCTTGCCAAGGGCAATCTGCACGTCGTTCATCTGCTCCATCAGCGCGCAGTTGTTTGCGCCGGCACTGTCGGAGTAGTCCACCTTGATGGTGATGGTCTGAATGGGCGTGCTGCCCTCTCTGACGCGGATTTTCTTCTTGGCGGCAAGTGCTGCGGCGTCATCGTACATGGCGAGGATGGTCTCGTCGCCATTGTACATCTTGCTGATTTCCTCGCGGGTGTAGAGCATGACGACGCGCTTGGCCTTCTTGATCTTGCCCTTCTTGTTCTTGATGGCATAGGCGAGGGTGGACGTACCCTGGTTGGTTTCGGGCAGTGCCTCGATCTTCACGTTCGCCCACGGCCTGTCGGGGAAGTACAGATACCAGTCCACCAACACGGAGGTCTTCTTGTCCTTGATGTTCTCCGTGTAGTCTGGATAATAGCTGTCACTGTCCGTCACGGGAGACCCGTCCTTGCTGAGGTTGGCATCTTTGGTGCGGGTCCTCACACAGACCATCACCCCACGGTCGAGCAACTTCTGCATGTCGGGGCGGGGCTTCGTCGTTCCCTCGGCGGTGGTATCGACCATCACCTGGTTCTGCTCATACTCCGTCAGCATAGCCTGCGTGTCGGTGAGGTTCACAAGGTAGTTGTTGAAGGCCTGGATGAAGTCGTAGTAGGTGTTCCACCGCGTCACCTCGTACAGGTACAGGTCGGCGTCCGTTCCGTCAAAATGGATGATGTCGTCAAATTTCGGGAATGAGTTGCTGACGTCGATCGGCACCATGGCGGCCATGTCACCGTTCTGGTACACCTTGCAGGTCATGATGCCACTATAGGGTGCCTGGGCCTGGGGCTCTATCACGATGTCGAAGCGATAGACCACGTCGTCGAGATAGGAGGTGGCGGCGGTGGTCAGCACGTTGGAAAGAGCCTCCTCGCTATCACCGTTGGTCGTGACGATGAATTTCTCACCCGTCAGCACGAAGCCAAGACGGTCGCTCATGCACTTCATGATGCGGGCGTTGCGCTGGGCGATGTTCTTCACCTTGAACGTCAGCGAGAGGGCGAGGCCGTTGGTGGGGATGGAGGTGCTGTCAAACGGCTTGTCGGTACACTCGGCGGTCACGTCCTCGGCGATGCGCAGAGACATTCTGCCGTTTGCCTGCTCGGTGCCAAATGTGTCTTCCACAAAACCGTTGCTGGAGTAGTTGGATCCGTGGACGACTATCTCCCTCTCCGTACCGTCGGTAGCTCTCACCTTGATACTTTTGTCAGTATCGGAGTTGCTCCTGCCGGCCATGTTGATCTTGTAAAATGCGCCCTCAGTCTCAGCGATGGCAAGCAGCGACCCGTTGATACTCACTTCCCGTTTCTCCACCAGTGCCACCTCTCCACAAGTAGCGTCAAAGACAAGCGTGTCGCCCTGCGAGTAGCCGACGATGCGCTTCTCCATCGTGTAGTACTTGTTACGGTACATCACACGCTCGGCCAGCTGCTCCTTCGTCCCGGTGTTCTTGTCGCTCACGCTCACCACGACCGTAGGAGTTTGGGTTTCCCGCTGATAGCAGGCCACATCTACCGAGACGCTCTCGAAGAGCCTCACGCTGCCGTCCGTGTCGTCGTTCCAGCGTGCCACGACGATGGGCTTGTTGTAGTCGGGACTGTCCTCCTGCTGCTCGATGACCATCACGGCGGTATGCAGCATGTTGCCCTTCGTGTCACTGGCCACGTCGGTGCCCTGTATGCGGATAGGGTACGCGCCATGAGTGAGGCCTGTCGGGTCTATGCTCACGTTGTGGGGATAGGTGTCTCGCACCACGGTCTCCTGTATCGTTTCCCACACGCCGTTTTTCAGCATCTCCACCTTGGTGCTGATACCAAGCTCACTGGCGTTGTTCGGGAAGCGGTACATCGGGATGGAAGTCTTCGGGCCGCCAACCTTCAACGAGGTCTCCTTGGTGTAGTTGAGCGTCTGCACGCTCTCGCACGTCACGTCGATGGCGATCACGCTGAGATTCTTCGTGGCAGTGTTGCCGCCATCGTCGGTGATGACGGCCTGGAGGGGGAGCTCGCCCGCACTTGTGGCAAGGCTGCTTAGGTCAAACTCGAAGGAGTAATCGCTGAGCGTGGCGCTCGATTGTTTCCTGGGAGAGAAGAAGGCTACCGTGCTCTTCGTGGTACGGTTCACGAAGTTCACGCTCATGATGGCATTGCTGCTCTCTTGGCTGCCTGCTTTCGTCACGCTCATGATGGCGGCTTTTACGATGAATGATCCACCCGCCTTGCCGTAGAACGGATTCTCCTTGAAGGCCACGGCGATGGTTGTACCAGTGCCGCCACCGCTACCCGTGCCGACGTTGAACTGCACCTCGTCGCCTACATCTACGCCGCCTTCGTTTACGAGTTTCAGTTTGATGACGCCTTCCGTCTCGGTATCAACATTGATACCGACGGGCATGTGGGTATAGGCGCCACCAGTAGAAAGAGCATCCTTGCCGTCCTTCTTGGGAGTGTCGGAGGTCTCCACTTTGCTACCGCCACCGAAGTCTTTCCACAGGCCGATCTCACCAAAGCCGGACACCTCGCCCTGAAACTGCTTCGTCTCCATCGTGTTCTCGCCAGTACGGTAGGAGATGATAAGGCCTTTCTTGGCGTAGGTCACGCCCGTATCCTTCTGGTAGTCTATCAGTCGGGTAACGGCGGTGGCGAGGGTGTAGTATTCGCCTGCCACGGGAGTGCCGCAGAGCTGGTCGATGATGACGTAGGTCTCGCTGCCAGCAGCAAGGCTTCCGAAGTCTTTCCAGTTGTCGGTGTTGGTCCAGTTGCCCTCGGTCACGGTCTTGCCGATATATTGGTAGGTTTTCCAAACACCGGCGCCGACCTCGAAGGAAATGATCAAGCCGCTCGCGCCTTTCTTCGCTTTCCAAGCAGCATGCACGGCGCTGCGGCCAGCGTTCTCGGCGTCACAAAGAACGTAGAAGCCACTGATGGGCACTTCGATCGTGGCATTGAAGATGCTGCTCACAGATGATCCGCCGATCTGCTTTAGCTCGCCACTGTTACTGTCATACATGTAGATCTTGTCGTCCAGCACGTATTGCTTCTCCGTGTGCGGAGTCATGCCGTCCATGTAGTCCTCGTAGCCTGACCATACGTTATAGTATTTACCCGACTGGCGGAGAACGAAGATGCCGTCTTTCTCGCTAAACCAAACGTCCTTGTAACTAAAGCTGCCACTCAGACCAACTTGGGTAATAGTGATGCTGCCCGTCACAATACCTCCGAAGCGTACCGTGTGGTGGGCGCGATTGTCAGAAGTAAGTTTTTCGGTGGCCTCCTCACGGGTGGTCACTTCTCCGTCAAGGTCTCCTCGGAGTGTCTCCATGTTCTGGCGAAGCTCGCTGATGGCGGTGTGAAGGGAGGAGAGTGCGTCATATAGTTCATGGGCGGTGAGCTGGGTCCATGCCGTCCAGCTACCTACGGGAGTGCCGGCAGAGGTCAGTGTGGCACTCGACACGTTGTAGTGACGTGTGGAGATAGTGGAAGAGGTGTCGCTATGGGCGCTGCCGTCCATCGTGCCGTCTTCGCCAGCGGTGTGGTTGGAGAATAGGGTCTGCGTCACCTGGTGTCCGCCGTCATCACTGTGCACGAGCAGCAGGCCGACAACCATGCGCGGGGCACGGTTGGCCGTCACGCTATAGATGCCTACGCTGGCTACTGGGTCGGTAAGCGTGTCGAGGTCGGCGAAGGCCACCGTCTTTATCAGACGCTTCTCGTGCTCGGTCAGCGTGGCCAGGCATGAGGCGATGGCTTCGGAGTGCTCGCCGCTCTCTTTCTGCAGGGTGGCCACGTCTCCTTTCAAGGCGGTGTTGCTCTCCTTGATGGCGTCCACGTCTCCTTTCAAGGCGGTATTGCTCTCCTTGATGGCGTCCACGTCGCTACGAAGTGTACTGACATTGCCCTCGATAGTGGAGATGCGGCTCCAGTCAAGACTGTCGATGCCTCCGGTCTGTCCCGTGTTTTTCCACACGCCTTCCTCGGCGCAGAGATACACCGTGGCGGGGATGGTATTGCCAACAGTGGCCCACATGCCTACTTCGGGGTAGGGGTATTTTGCTTTCAGCGCTTCGAGGGTTTCGAATAGACCACAGTTGGGCTGCTTCAAGGCCTTGGCGCGAATCACGCCGCCGACGGTCAGGTCGTTTTGCACGGTCAGGTCGCCGTCGATGGTTTCCAGCGGACGGGCAGTGGAGCTGGTCACGGTGTCGGCGTTCTCCCATATCTCCGCATATTTGTTCCAACGGTGCTTCACGCCGTTGATGGTGAGGAAGTCTCCCTCCCTGCCACCTTCTGGGTATTTGGACCACACAGCGTCAATGGAGCTGAATGATCCTAAGTTGTTTATATCGTTCATTTCATCAACTCATGGGCTATGTTTGACATGCTGGCGGCTAACTCTGTCTCGCCAGTGCTCAGTGCGACGAGATACGCCGTGTAGTACACGATGCTGCGCTGCAGCTTCTCGCACAGGTCTATCCCGCCGTTCTCGATACGGGGGATGGGAATGTAGCGGGCACGCTTCACATACACCGTCGGTCCGCCCGTGCAGGAGTAGAACTCCAACACTTGCCCGATGGGCTGCGTCGTAATGGCGACGACGGGCTTCTGGGGGCACCCTCTCACGCCGCCAAACCTGCTCTGTTGCTGGGCGTACAAAGGGTCATCCTCACTGATGGCTACCGTTACCGCATGGCTCCAGTCGCTCATCTGAAACGAGACAAGGCGAAGAAAATCGTCGGGAAGCTCGATGAATCCCATGCCGTATCCGACGCGGCTCTTCCAACCGACGGTCTTGCCAAAGGCTTTGCCGCCGTCCAACAGGTGGGATGGAGCGTGCTCCAAGACGATGCGGGCGGCGTCGGCAAGCTGGCGCTCGATCTGTTCGTCGATTGTCAGCGCGCCAATATCGCCGCCGTCGGAAAGGGGGGTGCTGCTTGGGTCATAGCCGAGCGCAATGCGCACGTCGCGCTTCAAGGCCTCAACGGAGTATCGCATACTGTTCTGTTTGTCAACTGATGGAAAAAAATAAGGGGAGGACGCGCTGTTGCCGTCGGCAGGTTTCATGTGTCGCGTCTCACAGGCGGGTCCACCCCTCGTTATCATTATTTGTCAAGCCGTCTTTTAAGAAGGCTCGAAGCCTGTCCTTTACTCAGGATAGCGGAGCACGATGTTGTGCTCCTCGGCGCATCTTGCCACGCTCACATTGCTGCGGAGGGCGCTCTTGGCGACGCCGAAGTTATCACTCAGATACTCACGGGCGTCGTCGATGTCTGTCACGTCAATGATGGCCTTGCCGTCCTCGGTAGTGGTGGATTCCTCGGCTGGGTTGACCTCTTCGGCTGGGTTGACCTCTTCGGCCTCGATGTCTTGCGCAGTCTCGTGCTCCTGGGTGGGAACGGGCTGAGCGGGAGTGGGAGGAGGATTGACGCCCACCGTGCTTTTTGTTACCTCGGCAGGTTTGGGGGTGGCGATGCGTTGGTGAGTACCAGGGACTTCCTGCCGCATCACCAGTTTGATAAACCCGCTCTTGAACTCTTTACTGTTCTCGATGACAAACTGCTTCACGGGGTCTTTGGTCACGAGATAGGCGGGCTGCGTACCACTCTGAGAAGAAGTGCCACCGGTGAAGTGCAAGTTTGCCTCGATGGTACCGGCCTTCACCTTCCCTTGCCAGTCCGTGAGGCCATACACTCCGTATGTCTTGATTTCCATAATTAGCTTTGTTATAGATACGAAATGGTGGCGGACGGACATGGGTCGCGCCCGCCACCATAGTTAGTGATTTAAATGGGGATTACTCGGGCGAGATGGGACCGTAGAAGCGCGTCCACTTCTTCTCGTTCTCGCCAGAGGCGTTGTACTTGTAGGCGTCACCTTCGCTCACGTTGATCGTGGCAGTGCCCGACGTGAAGCTCATGGAGTAGGCAAACACATAGATGACGCCATCCTCCAAGTCGCCGTCCGTAGGGGCGGTGGTGCTGCTCCACAAGCGGAACTGGTCAGCACCAGGAGCGGTGTCGTCGTCATCGTCGTCACCATCGACCCAGATATGACAGTTGCCTTTCAGGCCGAGCGCATCGCTGACAAGCACGCCGTTGCGGGTGGCCTCCTCGCCTTCCACGTCCTCCGTGTAGCTGCTCTCTCCGCGGCGCACATAGTGCACAAGACGGTCCTCGCCAAGGATGATGCCGCTATTCTCGTAGCCGCAATCATTGAGCGTGGGCTCAAGCTTGATCTGCAGGTCGCCAAAGATGCAGCTCAGGCGGGTCGTCTTCCAGCCAAGCGTCTCGTTGGTGTAGGGCTCCATCTTCACCTCGGGGTGCTTGCTCCAGTCGATGAGCTGGAGGGCCTGCGCAAGATTGTCGCCGACAAGCCAGATACCGGACTTCGGTTTGTCAGCACCGCCGTAATACAACTTGATGAGGGAGACGATGTCCTCAAACGTCCACTTGCCACGGTGCTTCACCTCGCGCTTCACCTGCCAGCGAACGCCGTTAGTCTGATAGTCCCACTGGTCGTCGCCCATGCTCGAGCGGACAAGCATCTTGCTCTGCTGACCGATCAACAGGGTGCGGTTGCCTGCGCTCTTGAATTCGCGAAGCTGAGCCTCGGCCTTCACGGCCTCCTCGTAGGGGATCTCCATGGCCTGGTCGGCAAGATACTTGGAGACGATGCTCGTCATGCCGCGCTTCTGGAGATACAGGGTGTCGGGAGAGGGGATGACCGTGTTGGGATCTACCCACTTCTGCGTCTCGTACATGGCGTTTGCCATGCGGACAAGCTTCGTGCCGACAGTGATGATGTTCGTGTTGCTGGCAGCAGGGGAGGTGGTGGTGGGAAGACTGCCATACTGATCCGTGGCGGCCTGCTTCACGCCGTTCATGGCTACGCAGGTGATGGAATCGTCGTTGTTCACGCTCTTCACGAAGAGCTGGAGGGGACGGCGACTCTTCACGTTCTGACCGCCAATAAATTCATAGCCCTTCACGCCCTTCACCATGAGGGTATCATAGGCGCGGACCTTTCCGCGGTCGGCATTGACAAGCGTGATGTTGTTACCACTGACGGAGGCTACCGTGACGATGGGCGTGCCCTGGTCAATGGCGTAATGCTTGACCTCCATGCTCTTCACGTTCACACTCTTTGCCAAGAGCATCAACTGCATCAAGGCGTTCTGTTCACGCTCGAACATGAAGATTTTCTTATCCACCTCGGGCATCACCAGGTTGCCCATACCGCCAGAGGCGTTCTCGATACCGCTGACGGTGCTGGGGGCACCGCCCATCTGCGTGCTAAGACCAGCAGTACCGGCGCTGGTCTGGATTTCAGGACTGGCGGGCGTATTGGCACCCTCGCCGTTCTGAGTCTGAGTAGGTTTTACTTCTTCGCTCATTTCTTTCTATTTTTATGATTATTGTTATCGAGTTGGGTATTTTTCTATTTGACAAACGACTCGTTACCTGCGGCTCTGCTTGCTTCTCTCAGCGCGCTGACGGTGGTGCAGGCTCCGCCGAGTTGTGTCTGTAGTCCTGCGCTTCCACGAGAGGGGGAACGAGGCTTAGGGGGTGAAAACTCTACACGGATACTCATAGTGTTGCTATTTTGCTGCATTGGCGAAATCGAAGACGTCCATGTTCCGCTTGTGCTTCCCACTGCCAGTACCGCCGTTCTTGCCGTCAAGGTTTGGAATCCCATCACCTTTCTTCCGTTTACGCAGACGCTCGTCGATCTTACTGTTCCGTCCGCGCACCTCGCCCTCGTGGTCGGCGGTAGCCACGGCGCTGTCGTAGTTGAGGGCCTTCATGGCCATGTCGATTGTCTCGGGGCGAAACTTGCCCAAAATGCCGTCACGCATGACGCCAACGATGAGCTCCATGATATGGTCCACCTCGTCATCGCTCAGGCCGTGCTCTTGCTGGTAGCTGGAGAGCATTTCGAGGCTTTCAGAGATGTTCTTCTCGTATTCTTCGTCGAGCTCCTTCTCCTTGGCCACGCGCTCCACAAACTCCTTGTTTGCTGCGGCCATCTCCTCCTGACGCTCGGGGTCGTTGGCGGCTTCAACCACATCGGTGCCAAACTGACGGATGAGCTCTACGAATGGATCGCTACCGTTCTTCCAGTTCGTAAGGAAATGGGCGCTGCGTGGATCGCTGCTAAACATGTCGCTGAGCTTGGACTCACGCTCCTTATAGTCCGACAAGTCCTTGTCGTAGTCGTCGTAGTCGTCGTTGATCCTGCCGAAGAACACGTCGTCGTCATCAAAATCCATATCGGGATATTTGTGCCGCATACGGGTTTTGAATTGGTCGCGCTTGCTCGGAACAGGGACGTTTTCTGCTTTTTCCATGTCTGTATTGAATTTCGATGAATGACGCTGCAAAAATAAGAGGAAAAAGTTACGTCGTTTGGTTATTTATTTCAGCACAAATGATTAAATTTGCAAAATACCTATTAAACATGAAACATAAGGGCTGCAAATTTGAATACCAGGAGGATCGGGATAACGACCTTATGCGTGCGTATCGTGAGCAAATGGCCGCTTGCGAGGTGATTGTGTTATCGGAAATATTTGAAAAAGTGGTACAGATGCCGACTAAACGATTCTGGGTGAGCGAAGAGAGAGCCTATACCGTCATCAAGGCCATGATGAGAGGAAAGGGGCTGCATGGCATGAGGCCTACCACAAGGGAGATGTACACGGAAATCTACAAACGGGTTTGTCAGATGCGGGCCTCTACGCCAGGAAAGTCCATAGCGCAGATCGTGTTTGCCGTCATCCGACAACCCGCACCAAAGTTCTACCTAACACCTGGGTCGGCACGGGTCATCGTGACGAAAATCAAAAGCAAGCATCTCGAAAAAGCGAAGAAGAGACTACGCCACATGTTTAATATCTTGTGAGGCATCATATCGTAGCAGCGCTGACCGCCTTCTTGTGACGACAGCCAAGGCGCATCACGCGCGGAACAATCTTGGGTATATCCATTTCGTAGAAACAGATGTGAAGTCCGATGGCACGAGTCATCAGCAGGTCGTCGTGTTTGCCGGTGATAGCGCCGAAAGCGCCGTTTTTCTTTTTCTCATAGCAGAGGTATTCGTCCAGGCACCGGGCATCACGCTCCACATACAACTGTTCACGGATCACCTTCACCAGCGTACTGATGATTTTGGGCTTCGTGGCCACATTGGTGTGGAAACCGTACTTCTTGGGTTGTCCCTCTCGGATCTCCTCGTCGCTCTGTTTTCGGGCGTACAGGTTGGGATACACTTCTTTGATTTGATTGAGGATATAGCCTGACATGTCTCCGTCCACCTGTCGCTCCTTGTCGTGCGTCTCAAGCGTGTTGCTCTCGATCACGAGCAGGGCGTTGTCATAGTAGGCGGCGATCTGAGCAGACTTCCATGCCAACAAGTCCATGTCGATATGGCCGTACCATTGGGCCACGACGACAGGGCGACCGCCTTCCATGAGGTTCAGACGGTCAAACACGACGATGACGCTCCAGTCGGCTTTCTTGCCTCTGCCGCCAATATCTACGACGACAAGGTAGCGGTCGGTCACTTTCTCCTTGTCATCAATGTCGGGCTTGGACCAAATCCACAACAAGCCTTGCCGGTCTTCCACGAAGCGGAGGTTGGCAAGCGCATTCTTGCCTTCGTCGCCATCGGCATAGACGTCGCCAACATACTTCGGGGCCTTCGTGCATTTCTTGAACTTTTCCACGTGGTACTTGTCAAACACTCTTGCTCCCGAGTGAACAAAGGCTTCCACGTCGTCGCTGGGATACTCGCTCGCCATGTCGCCATGGTCGGTATATTTACTGCGCTCCAATATGTACCAGCAGATGGCTTCAAGGGTCGCGCCTTGCTCCCAAAGCCACCACAGGTACCTGCCGCTCTCCTCGCGGTCAGTGGAGGCATTGCCGTTGTGACGGTTCGCCCATAGCTTGGCGGCAAAAGTATGGATGTCGTCAATCGGTATGGCGTATTGCTCTATCTCGTACCAGGAGATGAAGAGCGATTCAAACTGCGAGTCGCCGTTCTTCGCAGCGTCGTATTCTCGCTGGAAGAAGTTACCCGTGCCGTTGGCCGTGCTCTCATATACGATCATCGTGTAGGGCCTCAGCAGGATGCCTGAGCAGGCGGAGCGTACAATCTGATCCGGGGTTTTGCCCTCGGTGGTTACCCATAGGCCAACCTCAGTGCAGTGCACGAGGTTGTAGTCGCCGCCACGGGCGGAGTTGGGCTTCTCTGCCGTGCCGACCTTGATTTTGCAGTTCCTTTGCGGGATGCGGTGGATATTGCCACTTTGTCCCACGCCGACAATCTTTGGCTCTGTGGCATTGTACGATTCACCCAGCTCGTGAAGCATACTGACTGGATACTCCTTGATGAGCTTGTCAAACATGTCCTTCACCTCGGTAGAGGCGTCCTTTACATGGCCGACGATGATACTGTTCAGGCCGACTTTGTGCACGAGCTGCAGCCATGCCATGTATATCTGCGTGGCCGTACTTCCACCCCACTGGCGGGCTTTCAGGAGGATCAAACGAATAGGTTTGCCTTGCAGCCTCCTGCGCTCAAAGCGCATGATTAGTTTGCGCTGAGGGCGGTTCAGTCTGAAATGAGCGTCCGCGCCGCCACCTTTCTGCTTGATGAAGACGTAGGCGGCGGCCCAGAAAGCGAAGTCGTGTTTGGATCTGACGCGAACAAACTGCTCGATCACTTTCTCCTTGTCCTCTTCGGAATACGCCACGCCCATGCAGTTCTCCAAGAATTTACGGATGCTGCCTGCCTTTAGGATTTGTCGCACAAGTGGCACGCTCAACATGGATACTGGAACATACTGCACGGGGAACGGAAAATCTTCTATCTCTATTTTCTTCCGGTCGCCGATACTTCCTTCGCCGGTGATAGGATTAAACTTGGCATGTATTTCAGCGTTTCGCTGGCGGTTCAACGCGATGATCTTGGCTACCTCGTCGGACACGGCAAGGCGGGCCGCATCTTGGATTAATGCGGCCACGCGCTTCGCTTTTGTGTCCTTGGTTACTATCATCCGCCCTCCTTGTGTCGTCGCTTCATCTAAGCATGCGGTATGCCTTGTTGACGGATTCCATATCCACGCCTTGCTGTGCTTGTCTCATGACCTCCGGGGACAATGCGTCGGGAGCCTGGCCGTTCTCCAACTGTTCCTGCTGGCTGTTGAGGCTCTGCAGGAGCTCGTCGGCAAATGGGAAGTCGCCGTATTCGAGCAGCTGCTGCAAGCTGATTTGATTGCTGCGCCATATCTCCATCAGGAAGTCGTTGGCCATCATGCGGTAGGCAGGGGTGCTGGTGCTCTCGACGATGGAGAGGTCAAACTCGATGTCTCTGATCTTCTTCGGATCATACTCGATCTGTGTGCCGCTTCTGCCCGCGATGTTGGCCGTTTGCTTCGTGTCGTAGTACTGCTGTATGTTCTTCACGTCCTTATAGGCGGCGTCTATCACAAACTGGCTGAACGATTCCAAAAGGTCGAGCAGCGAGGTGGTGGCGTTCTGCGTCTGCTGAGAGTAGAGGGACGCACTCATCCCACTTAGTCCGGGTTTGCCTTGCAGGGCACCGTTCACGCCACTGATCTCCTCGAAAAATTTGAGCTGCAAGTTCAGAAGCTCACTGATTCCGATGTTCGTCGAGTTGTTGGAGATCTGTTGCGGGAGTACTGCGGCCTTCTTCGTTTTGATGGCAATCACGCCATTGAACCGACTCCACTCGTCGGCAATATCGTCAAGGCTCATCCAGTCGGGCTTACACTCCTCGGGGAACAACAACACACCTTTGGCACTCGCACGCATAATCCAGTCGTATAGCGTGATGAGGCGGTTTGTATAACGCTGCTGATCGATCACGTCGCTCACAAAAGAGTGTATCTCTCCATCGATGTAGGGGTACGCCTTGAACACGTAGGGGTGGCTCTTGTGCTCGTAGGGCGTCTCTCCCTCCAGCAGAATCTCTCCCGTTGGGGTCAGGTGGTAGAAGTACCAATAGTCGTCCACAAACCACTGGGTTTTGATGAGGGGAATTTCTTCCTCGCTCATGCCTTGTGCCAACCCTCGCTGCATTCTGTCGGCATTCACTACCTCCACCATGTCGTGGTAGTCTTCAATGTCGATTTTGTACACGTCACCGTTGTTGTAGTCGCGGCAGCGATACCGTGGTTTCATCTCCTTGCGCCACACTTCGATGACGCGGCAGCGGGAGGTGTCGCTACAAACGAAGAAGTCAAGGTTTCTCGTCGTACTGTAGCCGAAGTTCTGCATATAGGTCTGAAACGAGTGGCGGTCTCGGCACCAGGCATAGATTTCGCCCAGTCGCTTGCGGTCCTCGGGGTTCTTTGCGTACTTCTGACAGAGCGTGTCAAAACTGAGGTCGTGTATCTCGCCGATGAATCCGCAGTCCCAACCACGGAAGTCTCTCATGTTGGAATCGACAAAGAAGTTGTTGGGCTGCACATAGTCGGTCCAACAGTCCAGCTTGTTTTCGCGCCATCCGAACCATTTACGGTGCACGGCCAGTCCGCCGATAAGGTAGTCCTCCATCGTACGGGCATACACGTCCGTCATGCGGTTCAGCTGCATGTTGCATTGCAGGAGGGTACTCATCGTTTCACCAAGCTTCTGCTCGTCACGGTCGCGGGCGATGCAGATAGGCTCCTTGGCTTGCTGACGGTACACGCCGAGTACGGTGTTCACAAGACGGCGGATGAGGTTGTTCTTCAAGGGAACGTTGCCTTGCTCCTTGATGTAATCCTCCTCCGTCATCGACTTTCCGTCCACCTTTATGATGTCCTTCCATTGGTCGCCGTAGCAGTAACGCTTGTTGCGTTCGCGGCTCTCACGGAATTGGTACATATTGTTCCAGTACATCTGAGCCTCCGAGAGCACCTCGAACGCACGGCGGTCGTTGTGGGCTTTGTCATAGGCCACAGAGTCAAACTCCAACACATCTTCCTTGCGGCTGATGCGGCTCATCGGTATAAGTCTTTCTTTTGACATGGCTATCGTTTTTATGTTCTGCGTGGAATAGAGGACACAAAGGTATCACTCTTCTTCCACGCAGACTCTTTATTTGTTATTGCTACCCGTTTTGTCGCCCTCCATTTCCTTCACAAGCGACCGTTTCAGTTCCTTGATCTTCAAGCCAAGACGATTTTGCTCCACTTGGTCGCCTCGGTCTTTGGCGATACGGTAGGCCTCGTAAAGGCTTTCATATTGTGCGGAAGCACGGCGAAGCACAATATAGTCGGCGTCGGTGGCTATCTCGCCGATAAGCGCGGCTCTTTGGTCAAACGAAAGGCTCATGTCATTGGTGATGGCGCTCACCTCAAACTCCTTGGCCTTGTAGATGTCCATGTAGTTGAAGAACTTCTCGTTCAGGCCTTGGTTCGCATTGCGCTCATCTCCACCCGTCATCAACATGCGGTTCGCCAGTGGCACATAGCGCCAGTCGAAGTCTTTCTTCCCAAGACTGACGGAGGCAAGGTTGCGAAGTTGGTTCACGACCGTGAAGAAACCGCCCGTATATTGCTTCATCAAGTACTCGATGGCAGCAGGGTTGAGGTCTATGGCGCCCTTCTTGTAGTCGCTTCCGCCGCTTGCTTCGTTCAGCGCAGAGGCAAGGTTCACCAGGTCGGGGTTCGTGCTATCGAAAGCCTTGGTCCATTGCGGGGCTGGAGTGTTAAACGGCGTCTCCTTCCATATCGGGCGCCCGTACCACGTCTCGTTCTTGTAGGTCTCCCAGGCGGGTTTGACGGAGCTGGGCCACAAACCACCGAAGCCTTCCATCAAGTCCACGGGGAGAAGCTGGCTAACCTGTCCGGCCAACTTGCCTGCGTCGAGGGGCTCGTTGTGCAGGATGGTGCTGCCAGCGAGCTCGCCCATGCCGTAAATAGCACGATACTCCATCGGAAGTGGTATCTTGATCCACGTCTTCCCTGGACCGCGAATGATAAGATTCTGACGGCGCGTATGCTCGGGAAGGTCGAAGTAGCTATCGTCATCGTCGCCACCACCTGCAGAGGCGAGCGCACTCACCAGCAGGCCCAGCGCGAAGTTCGTGGCGGCCACTGCGGCCATCTTACCAGGATGACGGGTAGCATATTTGCCGAAGTTGCCGAACGTTCCCTGCAAAGCGGCGTTCCAGAAGATAAACATTCCTCTGCCCAAGCCAGAGATACCAGCGGCGGCATTGCCGATACGGGTCTGTCCGTTCTCGCCGAGAAACTTGTCACCAGCGCCCTTTTTGTTGAAGTTCACGCTGATTTCCTTCGCGTCCCATACGGATCGGTCGATGGATCGGCCTTCCTGACGGGAGGTGATAAATGCGGCAAAGCGAGCACGCATCTCAATACCACGGCCTATCTCGCTAATCCACTCCGTCAGATACTTGCGGATTTTGCGGGCAGGTATCTTCTCGTTGAGGCCTTTCAGCACGCGGTCCACCTCCTCCTTGTGCTGGTCTATGTCGGCCATGCGGAAGAAGCCGGTCTCTCCGCCGTGCTTCATAAACTGGTAGAACATCTTCTCCGTCTCGTTGCCCATATTCAACGTTCCCTTGCGATACTTGCCGAGCAAGTGCATCACGCGCTTCGTCAAGGCGTAGTTCTTGTTGAAGCGAGCGGCATAGCGAGGGGTTTCCTTGGCCCAAACCATCGTGTTGGCATAAAGCGTATCACGAAGGAAGTTGCTGGCCACGAAGTCGGGCTGCAGGGTCGTGTAGAGCATGGAGAGCGTACGGTTCACGTCGCCCACCACACCAAGGAGCTTGCCGATACTGCCCGATACGTCATTGTCAGGATTCGTCTGTCCGTTCAGTGCCTGGGCTGCGCGGGGGTTGCCGTTGATGGTCAGGATAAAGTCCTTGCCGTTGCGCTTCACGAGCACCTGATGCTGGCGAAGGTCGCGACCTTCCACCACACGGTACGGGATGGAGGGATGCTCCTTCTGACGCACGAAGTGGTCGGGGTCGCTCTCGGCGAGCTGGGACATTGCTTGCTCGAAATCCTCCATCTTGCGGGCCACCTCCGAAGGACTGTCGTCTTCCTCGATGCGCTCCGTGCCCGCCACGTCGCCAGTGTTGACGGGGTGCCACTCGCCCGTCACGTCGTCATAGCGCAACCAAAGGTCGCTCACGCTCACGAGGTCGCTCGGGTGGTTCAGCACGAAGTTCAGAAAGCGCTGCTTCACCAGTACGTTCCGGTTGCCTTGCATGATAGCGCTCTCGGCCATTGTCATCATGTTGGCCAGCGGGTCGTCGGCCTTGCTCTTGCGGCCACGTGCCGTCTTGATGGGAGCGTTGAAGGCGCTATGCTTTTCCGAAAGGTAGGCATAGACCTCATCGCTGGTCTTCTCGTCAAAACCTCGCAGGGGGATATAGTTGTCGTACATGCTGCGAATGCTATCATAGGTGGCCTTGTTTAGGAAGCCGCTCTCATAGCTCTTCTGGAGGGTAGCCTTCGTCACGGCGTTCACCTTGTCCCACAACTCCGTGGTGTCGTGGTCTCGCTCATACTCGTCCACCATCACCTGCGCCTCCACTTCGGCGTCCTCCACTTCCGGAATACCTGTCAGTGCCGTCAAGCCTGCATAGTCGCGCTTACGATTCGCATCGATAAAGTCCTGCAGCGTCTTTGTTCCCTTCGGATGCTCCTTCTGATATTCTTCAAAGGCTTTCTTCGCATCACGCTCAGCCATTACGCGGTTGCGCTCCAGGCCATGTTTCGCCATCATGTAGTCTGTCAGGTCGGCGCGTTCGGCGGCATCACGGGCCAACTTGCTGATTTCTTTTAAGAGGGGATTGAGCAGAAGGCGCGTGAAGGCCTCACACTCGGCCTGGTTCACCGACGAGAGACGGTTCTCGCCGAGATAGGCGTTCTCAAAACCTGCCACGTCCTCTATCTTTCCCGTGTAGCGCTTCTCTGCCTTCAATACGCTCGACATGGCCTCTTTCAACCCGAGCATACTGTCGAGCATGGCTTCCTGCGTCTGATACAGACCGCTGCGGACGCGCCGCTCATACATCATGCGAGCTTGCGCCTTCTCATACTCCACATCGTCGCCGTCACGGAACAAAACATCCTCATCCGCAACATTTTCGTCAGAAACTTTGGGATTTACAAAATCTTTGACTACCTTTGCAACAGAGTCCAAATCCAAGTAGGTCACGTCAGCGAGAATCGTTCGCTGTTGGTCTATGAGGGTTTGGATTTTTTCTTTATCCAAAAACAGAGCCTTCCCTTGAGCAATCCAATTCAGCCATTCTGAATTGTTCTTTGGAAACACATTCCTGATACTATTGATTTCAAGACTTCTTCCTCCAACTGTCGGATTGAGCGACAAACCGACAATGAAATTCTTTCCGTCTTTCTGCAATGGAACAATGATGTTCTGCGCTTTGGTTTTGTCTCCATAGGAGAATACTGCCAATGGATTCTGTAATGCCTTAACCAAATCCTTTACTTCTCCCAAATCAAAGTCATGACCATAGGACGTTGCTTTTGTTTTAAGTCTTGAAGCACTCATCTGTATAGGCAAATCAGGCACACCCGTAGAGAGCAATACACTGCCAGGTCTTCCCATTTTATAGATGTGGTTACTTGGCAAAGTACCGTCAAGCTGTTTCTGCAATTCATCATTGAACTTCTGATTGATTTCGTTCACGTCTTCTTTTACAGGCATGGCCTCCAGTGGTTCTGCCGCATGGCTCTCATCGGTTTCCCTCCGCTCGGCATAGTTGCCAACCTTTAGCTTCGACTGCCTTGTTACGTCCTCAGCCTCGCCAAGGATACTACGGAAGCGACCGGGCTCTTTCAGATTCTCATAACTTCTCCACAGAATGTAACGGAGTTCGTTGTCGCTGAGCGACGGGCCATCATACTCCCTGAATCCTATCTTGTGAAGCATAGAGAGAAACGCATCCTTCACGTAGCTCCACCATCCGTAGAAACCACTCGACAGATGCTCGAAGTCGGTATCCTCCGCAAGATTCGCCAAATACTCTTCGGTGGCCGTGCGGAAGTCCCAGCCGTGCCGACGAGCAAGCTCCGTGATGCGCTGACGTATGGGAAGGTCGGCGTGCATAAACACGTTGTCGAGGAACGTGTCGAAATGCTCGCCAAACAACTTTCGCAGCCCATAGTGGGCCACGGCCTCATGCAGCACGGTCTGCTCCACGTCGGCCAGGTCAAGGTGATTGCCGACGACGATGGTTATCTTGCCCGTCCGCTTGTTATAGAAGCCCTTGGCCTTCTGGCGCCTGCCGCTGAGCGTAGAGGCGTCTGTCACCACTTCCACGTTGTCAAGGTGCAGCCTTTCGGCAAGCTCCCTCGCATGGTCGGCCATGTTCTTGCGGGTGCGTGCTGCAAAAGCCTGGCGTTGCGTAGCTGAATAACGACTCTCACCCAGTAGCTTGCTCGAAGGATCATTGGCAAGCGACAAATCCTCGTCACTATACACTCCGTCACCATCACGCAAAACATCTTCCTTTTCCTCATCGTCAATGGAAATGTCACTTGCAGCCTCAACGCCTGCGTCCATTTCGGCATACTTCTTCTCCTTTTCTGCCATTTCTTCTTTCATGGCTTCGGAGTATTCCTCAAACTGACGCTTGGCTTCTTCCAGTTCCTTTCCAAACTCAAATGGTTTGCCTTCTCGCTGCTTAAGTTGTTCCAGCTCCGATTTGGCGTGCTGCGCCATACTCATAGCGATGTCGAAACGTTCAGCGAAGTCCTTGCCTGTGATGACATTCTCGGTGATATCCTCAATGGCATTACGCAAGAGCGACTGCTTTACTGGTACGTTTTTCAATCCAAGTTCGGGGCACGAGTAGGTCATCGCGCGGTGTATTCCGGCAAAGAGCGATCCGCCGTTGTTCACCGTCTCACGTGACAACTCTGTACTGATAACGAAGTTGTAACCTCCCAATGACAAGGTAAGTGTATTGGTACGGGCGTCATTACCGGGCTTCTCCTTCATCTCCTTTGTAGCATCATGGATTTTCTTGTTGTGCTCCTTGATGAAGTCTGCCATGGCATCCACCGAACCATATTTCTGTTTGCCTACAGTTATCTCCGTGAATTTGCCATCGGGGAATGCTTTTTGTACTGCAAGCAGGTGGGTGTTAGCGTTGTCTGCTTGCTGCTCTGCGGCCTTTATCTGACCCTCCAGCTTGGGTTTGGCATTGTGGATGTAGGTCTGATCAGCTTCCCACTGCTTTCTGCGGCTCTCATATTTGCGAACGTTCTTCTCCGCATTATTCTTTAGCAGGGCGTACTCGCTGCCCGAGAGTTGTGCCACGGTATCGCCGAACACGTCTTCTTCCTCTTCAAGCACGCGGTTGTTCATGCTATCCTGCATCAGTCGGTCGCCCTCCATGACGCTATCAGCAATCGCACCCTTGGTTTTCAGTCGCTGGTAGGCGGTCACGTCAAGACTGTCCTCCACACCGAAACGAAGCACACGGACGGGCTTGCCCCATTGCTTGTGCAGGTTGCCCTGCCTGAGGATACGACCGTTGCGCTGCGTGTAGTCCATAGGGCGGTTGGGTGCGTCAAGGTGGATAAGTGTGTGCAGACGTTCCTGTATGTTCACGCCAGTGCCAAGGGTGGCGGTACTTCCAAGAATAACACGCACCTCGCCACGGTTCACCTTGTCGAAGATTTCCAACTTCTTCTTGATGGTCATGCCAGGCTTCATGACGATAACCTCGCTTTCGGGTACACCTTGCTGGACGAGTTTCTTTTTAATGTCCTCATACAGGTTGAAACCGCTTCGCTTGTTCTGGTAGTGGTCAGCGAAGATCGCCACGGTTCCCTTGTAGTCGTCCGTTTCTTTCAGAGAACGCAGGGTTTGGCGAACGGCCTCGTTGGTCTTACTCCTTGGATCGTCCTCTGCGTCCATTTCCACAAGTCGGGCGTCAACGGCGGCGCCTTGGGCAATACCATACATGGTTAGCGGTATGCTGCTATTCTCTTTTTTCTCTTTGCCGCTCATTTGATCAAAGCGGTGAAGTTCGGATCGCACATACTTCATCACGCTGCGGAGTGCACGTGTCTGTGGCAGGTAGATGTCCTGAGCCTTGCCGCCTTCCATTTCGGGTATCTTCTCCACAAGTTCCGTCTGGTCTTTGGTAAGCACGGTGTCGGCTACACCCGACCATATACGCACCAATTCGGGCAGGTTCACATATCCCGCAAAACGGTTTACTTCCTTGAACTTACCGCTCGTGTTAAACTCCGGCATCTGTTGTATGTTGCCGAAGTTGCGTACAAAGTCATCAAAGTAATAGATACCATATTCCTTCATGGTGTCCTTAGGCATGAGATAGCGCATGAAAGTCCAGATTTCTGCTGCCGTGTTGCTGATAGGCGTGCCAGTGGCGAAAATAACATTACGTCCGTTGTTCTTCTCCAATATAGCTTGCGTCTTCAAATACACGCCCTGCGACTTCTTGCTATATGAAGGATCAACACCCTTAACGCCTCGCTGCATGGCCGTAGCAAAACCGAGGTGTTTGTACTCGTGTGCCTCGTCAATGAGCAATGCGTCAATGCCCATATCGTCAAAGTTTTCTACGTCATCCGTGCGGCGGTCGAGCATTTCCTGCGCCTTCACTGCTGCATTCTGCTTGGCAACTGCCTTCTTCTTTTCGTCATTGGCGGTTCGCTTCTTTGAGATGTCGTCTGACAATGCGGCCATCTCCGCTTGCAGGTCGGCCAATTCCTTTTCGGCGCGCCTTGTTATAGGATCTCTACCGCTGGTGTCTGCCTTACGCATCTGCTCAAGCACAAGCATTTTCTCGTCTATCTTGTCCTGTACGAACTGCATCTGACGCTCGTCGCTGTCGGGGATAAACTCAAAGGTACTCTGAGGCACAACAATCATGTCCCAGTCGTTGTACTTGATTTTGGCATAGAAATTCTTTCTGCCTTCCGCATTGCGGTCATTATCCTCAAGTGTGAGTATCTTGACATTTGGGTAGAGCTCCTTGGCTGAGGCTGCAAATTGTCCTACGGTGGCATTCTGTACCACAATCATAGGCTTGCGTGCCGTGCCGAGTCTGCGCATCTCCATAGCGGTGGAGATAAGAGTGAACGTCTTACCGGTACCAACTTCGTGGGCAAGAAGCAATGGTTGCATCGTACCACGCACGATGGCCTTGCCCTGGTGTGGCCGCATCTTGAATTTGCGTGTCGCGCCCTCGAAGTATTCGGGCACAAAGTCGTCAGGTATGCTCATAGGAACATAGTTGTTGAAGCGGTCGTTGTACTCTTGCTCAATGCGTTCCGACAAGTCCGAATCACTCTGCATCTTTCCTCGCATCCAGTCTTTGAAGTCCTGGCGTATCTCGTCTATCTTGGCTGCACATGCTGCCGTTGCCTCACGGTCAGTGATGGTTTCCGTAGTGCCGTCATAGTGTTTTTCGGTGCGTGACACGACAACGCTTTTGTTCTGAATCGCGGCTCCGATGAGCTCATGACCCATGACGGTCCTTTTAAGCATTTCGCTCACAATACCCATGGCACGGTTCTTCTCTACATTCAAACCATAGGTGGGGGCTTTCATAAACCATGTTCCACCAGCAGCTGTGAAATGCACGTCTATGCCAGTGCGCTCTTTTACATACTCGTCATAGAGTTTGGGATCGAGCCATGATGAGCCGAGCGTGAAGTCGATCAAGTGCGCAGGGATGTTCATAGGAACAACCTCCTGCAATGCCTTGATATTCTTGCTATACTCGCCATTTTCATTATTGGCCTCAGCTTGTTTCAGCTTCTCTCTGACATTCCCGCTCAGATACTGGTACGACACCTCTATCTGGCGCGTTGTAGGATCCTCAAACCCAAGACCGCTTTCAATGATTTCACGCTTCACTTCCGCATCGCTCTTTCCGACTTGGCTTGCAATGTAGGGCACGTCTATGCGTCCGTTCTTGAACATGCTCACCACAACACCGTCCTTGACGTTTTCGGGATGGGGTTCGCTTTCCTTTTCCACAACACGGCCTTTCATGACATCGGCTTTGTCGTAGGTCTTTACAACGCCGCCTTTGCCGTCTCCTTGCTCCTTATAGATCTCCAAAGAGAACACATTTGGATAGTCCACATCATTGCGCAACCATGCCAGCTGATTGTTCTTGTGGAGGTGTCCGTAGGTGTTCACGAAATCATCGTAGGCCTTGTTGAGCTTGGCAATCAATGGTTTCAAACCAGTATCGCCCTCGTTATCCGTTTGGTACTGCATGACGTCAGCCAATGCGCTTTTAATGGCAGCATAGGCAGTGAAACACTCCTGCTTGGTGTGGCCCTTTATCTTCTTGTCGTTCAGTTCAAGAGGATAGTAACCGCCAATGTTGGCTAAGACGATCTTGCCGTCTTTCATGTACATCTCACCAAGCTTCTTGCCGTCTGCTGACGCATCGAGCACAAGCGAAGTATGTTGATCCGTGGTGGCCGCGCTGCTATTGTCTTCCTCCGTGAATGATTTAACGAAGTCGGCCAGCATTTTGCTTTGGTCTTTACCGCTTACTGGATAGAGGCCCTTGCTGGTCGGCCTGAACGTATCGCCCTCCTCAAATGCGAAGCGCATTTCACCCGCCATGTGGTCGGGATGTTCGATGAAATACTTGTTGTAGTCCATCGAGAGTTGCTTGGCCTTGCGTGCGCCTGGCTCTTCATATTCGGCGGTGCGCTCACCGCTGATGCTGCTCACGTCGATGGCTTGCGATGACTTCTGTCCGTTCACCCGTTTGCGGACAACAATGATGTCCGATGTGACGGTTGTGCCGCCAAAGGTCTTGTTGTGCATGCGGAATGCTCCGATGAAGTCTGAACCGCCCTCGTTCACAACCCAGTCGCGCAACGACTTGCTGTTGTCGAGAGTTCCATTTGAAGAAATGAATATACCCAAACCGCCCTCACGCAACTTGCGCACATTCTTGGCTATGCAGAAGTCATGGATATTGTGAAACTTCTTAGAGAGATCACTGTCGCCCGTGGTATCGTTCACGCGCAACCCGGTAACGAAAGGCACATTGGTAATGGCCAAGTCCACGCTGCCGTTAGGTATGCGCGTCTGCTCAAAACCTTGTATCTCAACTTTGGCATCGGGGTAGAGCAGTGAGAGTATGCCGCCTGACGTGCCGTCTATCTCAATGGCGTGAATATCGCTGCGCTCGCTGACCGTCGTGGGCATCTGCCCCAAGATGTTACCGATACCCGCAGAACCCTCCAGGATCTTGCCACCCTTGAAGCCAAGCTGCTTAGCAATGTCCCAAAGGGTATCTACGACGTATGCTGGGGTGTAGTAGGCACTGTTGGCGCTCATCACGGCTTGCTCATAGGCTTCCTCGCCAAGCAACTCGCGTATCTTCTTGTTGCGCTCACGCTGCTTCCAGTCGTGGCCTCCGTCACCGAAAGCGGACCCAAGGCCACCCCAGCCACTGAACTGTCTAAGCACACTCATCTGCTCGGGGGTGGCCGCCTCGCCACTCTCGAGTAATTCATGTGCCAACTCAATAGCCTTGATGTTGGCCTCTATTCTGCCATTAACCGAGGTGGGCGCATGATCTGCACCCCGCTCGGAATGGTTGTTGCGTCTGTTCTTCGGCTTGGTCAGTCCATGAAGTCCAGCGGGCACAGGCCGATCTTCCCCAGTGCTCTGTCCTCCTCGGCTTCCGTCAGATCTTCCACCTTCTTGTTCAGTTCCTTTGCGAGGGCCTTCTTCGCTTCCTCGTAATCCTTGTTGTTGTCCACTACTGTCGGCTGGCACTCTTTCGGTGCGAACCGCTCCATCATTTCTTTGTAATCCATTTTCTGAAGATTTATCGAGCATACCGGCAAACAAATCGCCCACCTGTTGCTCTGGTTTAAATTTTTTATTTGTCTTTTTCTTTTGGCTTTTTTGAGATTTTCCTGTACCCTTGCCAACTGGCTTTAGCTCTTCAACGCTACTCTTAGCGCCATCCTCATCTTCCACCATCAGGTCTTCGAGCTTGCAATCCTTACCGTTGGTCAGATAGATGCGGTCAATATGGGGCTTGCTGAATTGAGCTGCGCCAACCTGCTCACCACTGTGCATAACCATTGCAACATGGGCCGGCTTGCCCTCGTAGTAAACGACACCTCGCTTTTCAATGTCTTCCTCGGTGGCAGGACGGAAAGACTTCTCATCAATAGTTCGATTTGCGTTACGCTCATCGGCTATCTTCTTTATGGCCTCGTCCTTCTGATGCTCTGCCTCTTGCTCCTTGACGACCATCTCTGCAGTTGCCATGGCGTCAACAGTCGGCTTGTCGAAGTTGGCAATGTCTATCGTACGAACCTCGTCGTATGGAGTCAGCTCCTCAACCCAACCATTAGCCTCCACCTCCGGGAGGTCTCGGGCGCCATTGTAGAAGGCTTTGAGATATGGACGAATAGCGTCACCCATATCCTTAATCATTGCCTTGGCATACTCGGTAAACTTGCGTGCGCCTTTCTCGATATGGTACACGGCCATTTCGGTACCGATAGCAAGCACTTCTGGGTCTATGCCAACGTTGAGCTGGCCCAGCTTCTTGCGCATCCGTTCCTTCAACTCGGCATAACGCTCATCGGTCACCAGCTTGTTGCCACTACCCTTTGGCTTCTGTTCCTCGGTACTGGCCTTCTTTGCATCATTGCTCGGTTCTTCTTTCTGCTCTGCTTTCTCATCAAGAATAGCATCACCAGCAGCCTCCTGCATATCCTTCAACGATACTGGCTGCGCATCGGCTACAGCCACGGCATCACCGAGCACGCTCTCTGCCAACTTCTGTGCGCTCTCTGTGTCTCGCATCAAGAAGCCACCGTCTTCCTTGCTCCACCAACCTTTAGCATCCTTTGCAAGTTTCTTGGCAGCGTTCATCTGTTCCTTACTTAGCTCACCCTCAAACGTAACGAGCTGCATCTCCAGCTTCTTGCCACGCTTAGTTATGTACTCTTTAGGTGTGATTTTGAACGATTTCTCACCTTTCTCTTGGTCGGATGAATCCTTTTTTGTACCCTTACCATCAGAAGACAAGTCTTGTTGAGTATGGTCAAAGCTATGATACTTGATTACAGACACGGAGTATAAATGACCTTGTGCATCTTTGTGGGCAACAAGCTCATAACAAGCCTTAGCCTGTGTATCATTCACAGCAATGAAGTTGCCATTCTTTACAGAGAACCAATCGCTTTCCGATTTGAACAACTTGTGAGCTGGTATATTCTCAACGTCTGTTCGCATGGCATTGTACGAATCATACCTTTCGGTGTGCGAAGTATATTTTTCAAGAACTCTTTCAGCAAAGTTGATAATCTTAGAACGGCTCACGCCATTAGGTATAACCTCACCTCCACTATCACGGACGAAATCATCAAATGAATTGCCGCCCTCATCTTTCTTCACCGATGAATACTCGCTGAAAGGCTTAGTCTTGCGCTTGCTCGATTCCATCCATTTCTCGAAATCTTCAAGGTTCACGGCGGTCACGTCAATCCTGCGGCCCTTCTCCCAGCCATCCTCATAGTTGGCAAGGTAATCGCTCTTCGCCTCGTCAGCGTCGTTGAAGCCAAGCATCACCTTGTGCTCGTCAAAGCTGCCGTCAGGATTGTACTGGTCCACCACGAACACCTTACGTCCGTTCCAACCGTCAATGTCATTGGAGAGGAACACGTCGATGTGGTCTCCATCAACGCCTATCGTGCCACGAATGTAGCCATAGGTGTTGTGCATCTTGCTTTCCCACTGCTTGCCGTTAGCATCCGTACCCTTACGCACGCTACCCTGCGGCTGCTCAATGGTGATGTCGAACGTACCCACCTGCACATGGCCTTTCTTGTAGTTTCCGGCTTCCTTCTGCGCCTCGGTAGGCTCGGTGTTTACCTCGGCTGACGCCTCATTAATCTTGGCAGAAAGAGGTGTTTTCTCTTCGCCACCTAAAGATTTATCGTCATTTTCTTGCGAAGTTGATTCTTTATATGTAACTTTGCCTTTGGAAGATGTAGGAACATTCATGCTGGAGGATGCCTGAGTGTCGCGCTGTTCAGCGTCCTGCGATGTTTCAGCAGCTTCGACAGGCTGTTTAGCCGTAGTATGGCGGCTATACACTTCCTTATTTTTCTTACCGTAGGATGTTTTGAATATTCCTGCGGTATTTATGTTCCAATAAGTACCATCACCAGACAACTCAATCATAAGCGTGTTATTATGCTTGTCTGTTAATTGTAATCTGTATGTTTGGTGTCCGTCTCTTAGATTACCCTCCTTGATTACATCATAGTTTTTGGCAACAGTTTCAATGAAGTCAACGACAGACTTGTATCCTGCTTTTCTTATTTGGTCTCCATGTCTTGCTTCAATATGAGCAAGACCATAGCCGTCATTGGTTGCAGGATTTGTTATCATACCCTCGCTAAGGAGAATAGGAGCCGTTGTTAGCCCTGTATCCTCACCAATCTCTCCAAAAGCCAGTTCGCCTTCAGATGTGAGAACGAACTGACGTCCATTTGGGTCTATCTCGTCAGAAAGTTTTATTTCTTCGGTCTCCGCCAGATCACCCTGGCGTTGGACAGAACCTCCCTCAACTTGTCCTCGTCCATCGTGTCCAAGTCCGATACTTTCTTGTCTGGCTTGGCTTTCATTCTTGGATGAGTTGTCGTCAGTAGCCTCAGCTCCTCCCTCACGCTCGGCAGGCCGTTCTCCTTCCTCGCCTCGTCCGTCTGTATCAGCAGCTCCTGAGCTTCCCTGTCGCCCTGGTTGGCCTGTCGCATCACGGCCACCCAGTACATTGCTTCCTTGTTGTCCATTGTAGTCGATGTTTAATACCTCCTTGATAGCCTCAACGAGCGACCTCGGAGTGTTGTCTAACGTGTCTTGATTGAATAAGTCCGCCTCCTGCGTGCCCTGTATAAGATCATACATCTGGTTGAACGTACCCTGGATGAGACGCTGCGTCTGTACCTTGTACATGGCGGCAAGTTGCAGTGCAAAGTTACTAAATTTATTCGTAGGAAGATACGATTCTCCCGTCGCATCGTCAAATTGATACTGACGCTGCCACATCAGGATGGCCGTCTGCGCCTCCTTCATCGTCTTCGCATTGGCAAAAGCGTCGTCCAGCATCAGCGCATGGTACGCCATGATGCTCTGTTGAATCTCCGGCACCATGCGCTCACTCTCCGGACTGTCAAAGTCCCTGTAGGCCGTGGCGAGCAAAGCACGCTGCGCCTTTGCGGGCAAAGTGTTGAACATCTCCTCCAGGCGTTCGCTGCCGTTCTGAAAGATGCTTTGATACATGATGCCCTTCAAGTCGTTCGCTGCCTCGGCAGTAAGATTGCCCTTGGAGTCGAAAGCGCTCTTATACTGCGTCGGCGTAATGAATCCCTTTTGGCTCATCCATTTCAGCACATCGACGCCGTTCATATCGACGAGCTGCGAGAAGCTCGCCTCCTCATCGGAGGAAGAGAGAAGGCGGGCGGCAAACGTCTTCATGTCGCCACCCATCTTCATTACGGCGTTCTTCGGTTTGATACGCTCCGTACCGCCGCTTTCCGTGTCCTTCACGTCGTACTGTCCGAGCTCTATGGCCTTCTCGTCGTCCACGTCGGCCATGTTCACAAGTACAGGGTTCTCCATACGGGCGATGTCCTCGGCGTTCAGTCCGAACTCCTCGGCATGCTCCATCAGATACTGCTTGTACTTCTCCGCCTGCTCGGCATGGCTCTGCCACATCGTCTTCAACGCCGCGCTTCGGTTGTTGCCCTGGATCACCTCGCCACGACTGTTCACCGTCGGAGCACCCGTGTAGGCGGTTACGCTCGACGTAATCTCCTCGGGGTTGATGTTCCGTGCCATGTTCTCCGATGAGGCCACGCTCGCTTCGTCAGTCCGCTTCTTAGGCTGAGCCTCGGGGATGAAGTGCAGCACGTTCGGCTGGCCGTTGTGGTGACTTGGCTGCAATGCGTCAGCTTCCATCACGGCCACACGGGCCTTCTGTCTCGCCTGGTCTGCAAACTTCACCTCAACCTCCTTGCCTTGCAATGCGGACACCCGTCCCTGTCGGTCATACTTGCCGCCATTGCTTCGGCGGAAGCCGCGTGCCCGTGCGTTCTGAGCCGTGTCCTCCGTCCAGTCGGGCACACCGTCCAGGGATTCGCGTTCCTTGCGCTCTGCCTCCTCGCGCTCCGCTTTCAGTCGGGCTTCCTCAGCAGCCTTCTCCTCTGCCGCCTTGCGAGCCTCCTCAGCCTTCGTACGCTCAGCCTCGCTACGGCGCTGCTGCTGCGTCATGGCGATGTTTTGCCAGTGGGCCAACTCTGCCTTGGCCTGCTCGATGGCGGCCTTACGCTCTTGCTCGGCGGCGTTTTTCTCGGCGATAGTTCCACCTTGCCGGGCTTTGGCTTTCTCAGCCTTCTTCAATGCCGCCTTTTTGTCAGCAACCATCGATTCGGCTACGGTCTGCGCCATCTGCTCGTCACCGCCCGTCTGCTCTACGATAGCATCCCAGGCCGTGCCAGGCTCCGCCATCTCGTACACGGGTTGCCCTTGCTCGTCCTTCGGAACACGCTCCAGCGCTGACGGACGCACTTCCTCAGACGGCTGCGCTTCGATGGGTGCCTGACCTTCGCCTACGGGCTGCGCTTCGACCTGCGGCTGACCTTCAACGACAGACTGCGCTTCAACCTGCGGTTGCTCCTCTGCTGCTGGTTGAGGCTCTACCATCGGTTGCTCATTTTCCGTTGATGCTACGGCAGGCTCCACGGCTCCCGCCTCGGTAGATGATCCTACCTGCGCATCAGTAGGCTCGGCGGCCTCCGTCTCTGACGACTGGCTACCACTGTTCCCGGCCATCCTGTCAAGCTCCTCACGGGAGTACAGATTGATTCTGTTGCCATTGATGGGGCGATCCGTATAGACTTCGATCAGTCCGTCCTCGTTCTCCTCAGCGTTCACCACGCCATGAACGGGCTCACCCTTCTCGTTATACAGAGTGATCTCGTCGTTCAGCGCATACGCTGGTTTGTCTTCCTGAGTCTCGGCGGTGGCCACTGGCGCCTCATTTGCAGCGGGGGCTTCTGTGGCAGGCTGGCCCTGCGCTGCTGGACCTTGTGTCTCGGCAGTTGCGCCATCCA